CTGCCCCCACTAAAGTCTCTTCAACCTTCAAAGCCATATCAGCCGTCTGCTGGTCAGGCACAGAATCGGGACACTTGAAATTTAGCCCATATCCCCCACCTGGGAACAGCGTAGTCTCGCAGGCTCACCCGTAGGACTCTGCAATGGCCGTGACAACAAACAAGGTCGCAGCTTCTAACTTTGACGGGCTTGCGGGGACTGATCTGGTAAACTCAGTCACTAGCCTTTATCTCCACGTCTGGGAGGGACATGAACATAATCCCAAGGGCTTGCTCAATCATGCCTGGCCGGCCCCGGTTATCAACTATAATTTTAATGCCCATCTTGCCATCCGTTTCTTCGTACTGAACCATAGCATCTGATTTACACTTGACGGTGTAAACCTCGCCACTGGGTAAGGTCACGGTAGAAGTCGTGAGACAGGCCGATAGCAGGAGACCCACGACTATCAGTAAGATTACTTGTCCTGTTCTGATTCTCTTCATCTGCTATTGCCCATTTTAAAGTAAACCCAACATTGATCGAGCTGGGGAAATGAGGTGGAGATACCTCACTTATCGGGCGATCACTCCTTATCCCCATCGTTTAATAGCGTCCATTTCTCATTTTGCCATTTTTTGGTAAGTATGATCTCTTCGCCTTCTACTGTCTCAACAAAAATCATTCGCCAGCCATATCGGACAATTTTGCCTTCTACACCACGCACTTTGATGGGCACACCGATGCCCAAATGTTTATTGCTGGTGAGCAGTATATAGGCAACCATACTCTCGATAAACGACTTGATAACGAGTAGAATGATGCCTGCTAGAATCAACTTCAGGATAAGCCACAAGAGTCGCCCTTCGATTTGGTTGAGAACATCAAGAATAACCTTCTCGCTCATTTTAAAAACCATCTAGGCCATGTTAAGCCAATCTTAATAACATCCTTCAAGGCTATCTTTTCGCCACTCGACCAGGATAGGGAAGTTGCGAAGAACACACCAATCCCAAAATAGATTATAAAAACAACAAGAGCTAAGACGCACCACACCATGAGAGCCACCTTTAGTTAAACTACGACAATCACCTTTCAAGCTGATTGAAGGCGTTAGACGTTTTTGATTGTTTTAGCCAAACCCCTAATCGTTATCGGGGATGTCAAAAGTCTCCCGAATCATATTGCAGACCGGAAGCACAAACCTATCATCTGTTTCGCTCTTGGTTCCAAGTACATACTTTTCCGCAAAATCCAAGACCGTGTCTGCAAATTTCCTTAGCAGAGTTGGACTCAGCAACTTTAATAGTACCTGAACTAATGCACTAATTAGTTGAGCTTTCATATTTATTCACCACCTTTCCGGTTGTTTTATCATTACAGTATTTAGATGAACCTTAAAATGAAGATGAGGCCCCTTGCCCTTTTTGTGTTTCCATTTAGCACAAACCTTCTTGGGTCGTTCAGGATCATACCGAAAATACTGATTAATCCAGGAAGCTATCCTACCACCCACAACACCATCCCTGCATCTCAGGTCTAAGCCCCTGAAATAGCCGTGTACGCCCTTATCTCCAGGTCTGTTCCCACTCGTTATCACATCAAGCCCGAAGCGGTCATAAACAGCCCATGCTATCCGAATGAGCATAGGGTCAAGATTCAGGATTTCGAGATTTTTTAGATGGAACATTGTAGTTTGTTCACCTGTTGTTTTAGCATGTCTAGCCGAAGTATAACCTTAGCAACCGTGCGTTTGACTTCTCTTTGGTCAGCTTTGGGCAGCTTTCGCATCCTACGCTCAGCCAATTGAATCCAAGCTTGTATGGCAACAATAGAACCCGTAATGTCTATGAGTTCGGCCACGCTTTATCTGCCATTTTCTTCAAACGCTTCGTTGACTGCGACCTTGATGGCCTGTGTAACTTTCAGTTGGGCTATTTCGCATAATTGACCGTGGCTTTCTTTATCAACATATTTTTTATCAATCTGTTGGCGAAGCTTCTCACGGTCTTCCTGAATCTCAAGCCGGAAATCCTGAATTTCTTGCCGCAACCCAAAAGCCTCTGTGCGAAAACCGCGCAAGTCCCACCATAAAATACCTAGTATTCCCACCATAATAAGCCTCACTATGTCTGGAAAGTTCATTGTATCTCCACCAAATGTGTTTCTTCGAGAGCCTTCAAACGCTCATGGTGCCAAATTTGCCATTGCCTTCCATGTCCCAGGTGAACCAGACGTAACGCACATCCAGCCCATCATTTGGCCAGCAACAGCATTTGCTCTCCAACAAATACTTCCCTGCTCCCAGCGTCCATTGGTCGGAGCAGCCCCACCACTAATTATTGACCTCCCATCCCCTGCCGAAGCAGCGGGATGTCCAAAATATGATGTTGCTGTATCAAAAATGTTATAACTTGATTCACCAAGATCCATTTCCTCCCAGTCTACATAAGAAAGTTGAAAGTAATTAGACTTAGCTCCATTACTTATCTTGACTATTTTTCCAGTTGATCCCGCATCTAAGTAATCAGGAGGAACTAAAGAACCGTGTACATAGAACTTATTGGTATAAACCAGGGCTCCGTTTAAGTGTATGCCATCCTCATCATCTGTGTAGTGCATTTCAAAGGCTAATATGTCATATAAATTAGAAACAATCAGACCAGTATTGCGAGTATTTGAATCTAAATATATGCCGGTTCCATTTCCAACCATGTATCGAATGTAGAACCTATTGGCTTCACTCTTACTCGTAGAATCTGCACCACCAATCTGAACAATTCCAAATCCGTTCTTCATAAGTGTTCCAATATTATAAGTACATTCAGACGTTGGCGTGTTTGCTCCACCATGATAAGAGTCTAATCTTATCGCCTCTTGTAATCCTTGTATATGTTCGATGTTGATGGTACTTCTGTGTGCATGTGTAACGAGTAATCCTGTTGTATTACTGTCTATAGTAACGCCAACCCCAGCCTGAATAGTAGTCGAATTATAACCAAGAATACCTCTAATGCTGATGACGGCATATCTACTTGTAGGTTCAAGATGAACAACGTGTCCTGTATCGTCTGCTGAAGCCCTAAAAACTGCCTCATCAGCTTTGACGTTACACTTCCATTCATCTAATCCACCTGGGGTTACTAAGTAAGTCCCTGGTGGAAAATATAATGTCTTCGTTGGTTCGGTTGTTGCGCTTAGCCCTAAAGCTGTGTTTGCTGAATTAATTGCAGTGGTATCGTTGGTACTATTATCTCCAACTGCTCCGTAATCTTCAACACTAACCCAATCAATAACTCCTGCGGCTGTCAGGCTGTGTTCTGTATTATCATCCTCTAGGAAATATAAGAGACTATCAGAAGACTTAACATAGAGCTTGCCATAGTCAGCAGTGTTCCCAGGAGCAGAAATCTCTTTAAGGCTGAGGGCAGGCTCAATAGAGAGACTACCGCTGCTTGCCTTTAGTATTTCTGCTGCTCCGAAAAATAACGAAACCTCACTTCCTTTTATGCGAATTGGCTTCCAAGCACTACCATCCCGATCATAAGCTTGTAGTGACCCGTAGTCATCACCTACATTATAAAACATTTCTATTCCTGTTCCAGTCGAAGGAGCAGTACCCGTAGCTATAGAACGAAATTTGCCAGCATTGTCTAATTCTGTTTCTGGTGTCGTTGTTTTGATGCCTAAATTGCCATCAGTCCAACGAGCAATTTCCGAACCATCCTCTTCGACTGTTATGTATCCGTCTCCTGCATCAATTGTTTCTATCTTGGTGTCTCCCTCATAAATATTGTCCCCGGCCGCACCACCCCAATTGGCATCCCCGTAGGCTTTAATGGCCGCTCCGTCTGGTAGGTTGCTACCATCGGTCATCGAGTCCTCGGCAGCTCTTGTTGCAGCAGTGCCTAAACTTAAATCGCCTCTCGTCTCCGAGTATGACCTTCCCTCGATTCTACTCGCATCTGTAAATCGAGCAAAGTCATTCGCTTCTGGAGTCCCAGAAATAACGGGAAGGTCGCCGTCCGCAGCAGTCGAAGTGGCCTTACAAGAAACTACCAGAATCGCAAAAACAACCAATACAATACAAACTGTAATACGCTTAAACATTTTACCTCTCCCCAATAAGAAAGCCCGACCAAGAGCATTACTTCTCTGCTCTCAATCGGGCTTAGTGATCCGTAGTTTTATACTACGTCAATAAGTACCCTACTAAAACTTCACTACATCCCTGTCCGGGTCGTTCTAATTCCCACCACTTGATCGTATAAGTTCATGCCATACACCGGATGAGATACAAATCGCCATTAACTTGTCCCTTACGTTATTAAAAGTGAAATCAGCCCCAGCTCGTAACATCAAGCTTGCTCCATCTTTATTAACCACAGTTCTCGCATCGTTCTCGGCCTGCAACAAGAGTATGTCGCCAACATTTCCACCGTTAACCGTGACGAGATCGTCCGATGCTGCATCTTCTTCTGTACGAATGCTATGAAACCTCCATTTTGAATCACCGGAAACAGTTACCTCTCCATTGTCGATTGTAAGCTCAGTCGGGGCACCAAACCCGTCAGAAATTAATTTAACTATCCATCCCGTTGCCGAATCTACATAAACAAACTCGGCTTCGGCCCAGTTGACAGCAAGCGTAAAATCAGCCGCCGAACCCCGTATCTTTTCGCCATTCCTCCCGACAGTTACATTGTTAGTAGCCCATGAGCCTTTAGCGTCTTTTATCTTAACGGTATCGCCAGCTTCAGGGGAGATGGGTAGCGTGATGGTAAAAGCCCCTACGGTATCCGTGTCGGCTAATATCGCTTCGCCCCTGATAGCCGTATAAGCAGCGGTTTTTGTTATCCACCTATGACAAAGACGACAAACGTAAACCCACAGCCATGTTCTTTTAACGGTGCCTAAATGACCTGTTAAGTTTTTCCACGGGCTAAATTCAATCCATTTTTTTTCGCCCGCCACGGTTTTTATCTCTCTCGATAATAGAACATTAACTTAAAAGTTCCGGCGCTTGATGGCGATGCGAACACACCAGACGAATATGCTAATGGTGGATACCAGGATATAGTCTGTACTTGCTGAAAAGTAGCCGCAGCATTAATAGTAATTGGAGAAGCGATTAGCGTTGTTCCAACTACGGCCTGAGTTCTGTATTTAAGATAGCTGTCATACAAATTCAATGTTACATCGTTAGTGCCATCGGTAACTATCATAACCTTATAAAGATAGCCTGCCGGACTTGCAACTGAGCCAGAGGCGGTCAGCATAGAGCTTGGCACAACCCATTCTGGCGGTTGAAACCCCATGAGTGCCGTGCCGTAAAACAACATCAGCAAACAAAGAGGTATTGCTAAAAACCGTTTCATTCCCTGTCACCTCCTAAAACATTTTATAATTTATCCTATTCCGAGCATCATTAAATGATCTGGTACTGCTACCGCCACCCCGTAATTCGGCCAATAGTCGTCTGCCCAGTAATTCTTGCAGAAGTAAGTCGAGGGCCAAAACCCCGGAGTCAACATTATGAGGCATCCCTTGTGCCAACAGCAGTCCTGTTCCCGTTAGCATCTACTGTGGCACTAATTCTATTCTTTGAATCTGCAATGTCTCTGAAGACGATGGTTGCAGTACCACCACCGCTTGACTTGCCCGATAAAACAGCAAGAAGCAATTTAATGGTCCCTCGTAAAGTGATGGCAGTTCCGTCATTGTCATATTCCTCATCAGCCACAGCATCACCAACCTCAGTCTTCATTCCGTCAGACATTGCTCCAAGGTCTGTCAAACCTGCACCAGCGGTTCCAATTTCTCCTGTGTCGGTTTCAATATCATCTAAATGTTTATCAACCGAGCCTACTGCTGGTGAGTTGCCTGTTGGAGCCAACTTCATCGCATCTCTTATTTGTTGGGCGGTACGTGGGACCACATCACTGCCTCGCATGACATCCGAAGCTACAAGCAACGGGGTCACTACATCAAACAGCTTTACAAAGGCAGCGGCCAGCCTTCCCGCAGCACCCTCGGTCAATGCCGATCCATGTATTTTAGTTACATCAACCTCTGCGCCAGCAACATCCCCGGCTCCGGCAGTGGCCCAGGCTCCCTGGTTGCCCTGTAGATCATCTGTGTCGGCTTCAATAGTAACCGTCTGTGCTTTAATCGCCGCAATATCAGCCGCAAGGGTCGCTCCCGCAGGTTGTCCCATCGAGCGATTCTCAATAGAAAATGTCGCCACCACCTCACCAATCACCGACACACTGTCTACTTCACCCGTGGTAATTACTACGGTATAATCAGCACCAGTAGCAAAAAACGCATTTCCGCTCAAGTCTATTCTGACGTTATTCAATCCAGTTATACTATCAAAATCCACATCAAGATCGAAGTAGTTTTCTGCTGTGGTCTTTTCTGTACCGTCTGCCTCATCTATATAGACAGACAAAACCGGAGTGTTAGCCAAAGTCCCAGGTATACCCGTTGCAAAGGCACGAGTGGTAAACTTAAAATAAATATCTCCATCTTCTTTGAAATCACCTAAGTACATTATCCTGCCAACCCTCCTCCTTGTCCGGCAATGCCTCCCATGCCAGCTAAACCACCAGCACTAACAAGACTTGACATAATACGGCCTGCTACCACCGGATACTCAAACGCTCCGATACTCTCGCTGCCATCCACTCTTGCATTGCCAGCAATGTCAATCGTAGGCACATTAGCATCCGTTGAGTGATCCAAGCCAGCCTGATATAATACGCTGTCTACGTCTTTTATTCTGAAATCACCATTAGCGTAATCCGTAAAGGCCAAGGCCCATTTATCGGCTTCAGTTCCGTTTGCCGGGGAAATGTCTACCGGATTGGTCCCATCTACATCATCTGAGGCGCAATAATCAATCGTAGTAAAAGTATCCTTAAAATCATTGGCTGTATTAAAAACCGCACAGTTTATTGCAATAACGTCATTATTATCAGTCTCTATCCCAGCACCTCCCCCTAAAGTAATCGTACAATTATATAACTTTACAACTCCACCTGCAATATATAACACATCTCCGCTAGCAAGAAGAATACAGTTTATAAGCCAGGTAGTAATGTTTGCATCAAGGGAATAAAAAGCTCTACTTGACCCAGCACCATCGTCCCATAAATAGGAATTTTTTATTATAACAGTAGAGGAGGCTGCCCCGATACGGGTAAAAAGGGGTTGAACATTCTCACCACCAGTATATTTTATTTGCAGCCCGTCAAAAGTGACATCTATACGATTAGTGTTGTTGATTCTTATAGGAGTTTGAGTATCTCCTCCATTCTCCTTTCGATATGCAGATGTACTCCACTTACCATCCGTATACATGTTCCGAGCACCATCATTGAGAGTAGTAATTGTGATATCATGTGCGGCATCTGTCGTCCAACCCGTAAAACTAGTCTCGTCATCATCAATCCCCTGCGCTTCCCAATCACCATTCTCGCCAGCGTTTTCGGTTATACTTACCTCAAGCTCGTTGGCTCCCGTGAGATCTCCATCCTCACCAGTTTCCATCAAAGACATGGTGGTATAAGTGGCATCGTAGCCGCTAGGTGCATTATCTGAATTAGCTGGATATATTGCTGCTGTTCGAGCTGCCATTATTTATTTAAGTCCGTCACCTCAACAAAATTTTCTGGATAGTCCTTTATCCGGTTCTTAAATTTTGCAATTATGGATTCCTTCTCAATAAAGGGCTTCTCAACCAAATCTTGTTTTTCCTTCTCTGTTAGATTTGCAATAGAGAGCAAGAATTTTGGACTCTTTTCGAGAAAGCACCACCTACCATCTGTATTTTTCCAAGCCTCCTTTTCTTCTGCCCGTTCAAGTGTCCATTCTGTAGTTTTCGATTTATAAATCTCACTACATTCTGGAGTCGGCAAGGCGTTTATAAGCTGCTTCTTCACGCAATCTGAAATCTGAATGATCTCAAAAATATCCTGCTCGGTAGGCGAAAATCTGTAACCATCCTCAAAAACGCCGGCAATATCGCCAACCGGTTGAATGGCATGATCTTCAGCCTCAGTTTTTCTTATACCTCGCTCAACCTTTCTCTTGGCGCAGTTTTCGTGTATTACAACAAGCTGGGCCATTCTAGCCTCCTACTAGTTTACGAACCTAAGCAAGCACGGCGCCGTGGGTGCTTCCGTGTCTATACTTTTCGTTACTTCATTACTCGGCCCGCTCTCATTGTTAAAGCTGTCAAACGCTGTCAGCACCCAAAACCAAGTACCATCTGGTACGTCAGAAAGTGTAACCGTTTCCGTTCCCACCGGAATCTCGGCTACATGAGGCGAGGAATAGGCCCCAGGAGTCGTGGTCTGATATAGACGATACCCCGCTAAGTCAACTTCCTGGTTCGCGTCCCAGGCGAATGACACTGTGGAGCCAGCGTATGCAGGAACAGCCGCCAGGAGACAGAACAAACCAAAGACAATATTCATAACAATCATTCCAACCATTTGTTTCATAGTCCCTCCATCGTTATGCCTCTTTGAAATATTGAGTCAAACCGCTAACCTGCGCCGCCGTGCCCAAGTTGATGATAAAAGCTTCGTTCAAAGCAGTTTCTAAAGGAAAAGGCCAGAAGTTCATGGTCATACCTTTAGGCTCATTCGTCCCCGCAAAAGGCATTGCACCAGAAAAGTCAGTTGTTCCGTGTACCAACGTAATGTCGTTCTCTGCACTCATTGTAAAAGTCAAAGAAACAACCTTGATTTTGTTGTTAGCATCCGCAGCAACAATCTCATTGTCACCAGAAGAAGAGATGTCTATGGCGGCAGTTAGAATCGTCTTTGCGGTTCCCGCAGTCAATATATGTATTTCACCGGCTATGGAAACCTTAACCGGATAAAAAGTCGTGCCGCCATCAGAGCTTCCCCAGATTTCGACTTCTCCAGGCGCTATCTCAGAGATTTTCCGAGGATGCTTTTCATCGTGATATTCAGCCATTTATCAACCTCGAATCTTTACCCGTGGAATCTCAATAACTTTCGTCACGAACTTCGGCTTCTCGACAATTACTTCTTCCTCAATGATTTTCGGCACCTTGATCTCTTTGGGGATTTGAGCTTTCACATCCCGTACAGCCTTCTTAAAAACTTCTAAAAGCTCATAAGCCTCTTTCTGAGCACTTCTAATCCCGTTGAGCATCTCTGTAACCTCGGAGACTATGGTCTTAACTTCTTCCATAGCTACCTTCGGCACGTCATACGGCACCTCAACTGGCTTCGGCACCTCAACCTTAACCTCTACCGTCTTCACTACCGGACGCTCGTATTCTTTGTCCACGGGTATTGGACGCTCGTATTCCTTGTCCTGAATCACAGGGCGCTCGTATTCCACATCTTTGATTATCGGACGCTCAAAATCCTTGTCCACGTATTTAGGTCTTTCAACCTCAACCTCCACTTCAATAAACTTGGCCCGTGGTAATTCCACGATCTTTTCCACAGTTTTAATCACAATATCGGTAATCGTGAGGGGCTTGATCTTTACAACATCTTCCTTCGGTTTCTTGTCATGGTGTTTTGCCATTTCTTGTTACCTCCTGTCTTAATTTCGTATATATATAGTTACGGTTGCCGTGCCACCACTACCACCGGGAACACCGAATAGCGTGAGCTTTACTGTGTTTGTACCCACAAGCGGCTTTTCTGTCGGGATCATGTGCGTTTCATTCCTGTCCAAATCGTCAGACGCATAAATTTCATTACTGTCCGAGTTCTCAATGGACAACACACCCGTTACGTCATTGGTCCAATTCGGCAACACGACCAGAATCGCATACGTCAGACCCACCTCTGTTATAGTAAAGCTTTTTACAACATCACTAGCTCCGAAAACCAATGATTCCTCATCTGTCTTCATTAGATACCTGCCATCTTTCATGCGACCTTTCATCCTCGTTTCCTCCTATGGTAATGTTTATTCTATAACTGCCTTTACTATTTTCTTGGGTGTTTCATAAGGAATACCCATTTGTAGTAACATTAGAGTAATTGAATTATTCACAAAACTATCTGCTGCTTTCTTTCTTTTTCGTGGATTTGTTTCTATTAGCAAGGTCACACCATCTACGAGAACATCTCTTACAAGTTCTGCATATCTTGAAATCGGGAGTTCTACGTCATATCCTAGAAACTTACCACGCTCTATCCCGCTAATAACTGAAGAAGCTAAATCTCTTATAAAGAAAAAGTAATTAGCATAACTGTTAAGAATCCTGCTAACAAGTGCTGGCTTCTTTTTGCGTTTGTATACCCTGTCTCTTATTTCATCAATAGCCGCTACGCCCAACGGGTTAATCACAAGAAGTATGAACATAGACTTAATCCATTTATTATAAACTTCTGGATCTTTGGTTCTTTGAGCTTCTCGCCAAGTTCTTCTCATTAGATTCAAGGCTTGATTTGTAAAAGCCGCAAACATTGTAGCCAATCTTTCTATTGGACTGCCTCTTGAAAGAGATGATCTATGTTCTGGTGAAAACATCGGTTGTGTTCGTTCTGTCGCATAATCAGCAAACTTATAGGCCAACCCCATCTTATCTTCTGGTGTTAATTTGGCAATGTCTTCATTTGTTATATCCAGAGCTTGCTTTACTTCACGGGATAATTTACCAACTTCAAGTTCAGCAAGCACTTGGAGCACCGCACCCTGCATACCAGGAATAACCGCTCCCTTGTCAAATAACTTAATACCTGACATAACAGATTCACGTACAGTTTTTTTACCAGCAAACAATCTCTTTTCAACACCAGCTTTAAATACATCGGCTACATCACGGCTAAAACCTCCTTCAACTCGTTCAAGGTATTCTGGTGAATAAACCTTGTGCCTTGCTGAAATCCCTTTTGGATCATTAATTGTGTCTATGATCCCACGCCACAAATATTCTCCTTTTACATACGGTAAATATAATGGCAATGAAAGAACCTGCTTTGACATAACAAATGGGTTGATACCAAGAATGGCCGTTGAAAGATTGTTTTTCCACCGCAACAAGATTTCCTCGGTGGTTGTATAGCTCAGATAATCACCAGCTATATCACGCAAGCCCTTCTCGATTTCTTTCCAAGTTATTTCACCATATCTATCTGATAATTCACGCCTAAAAGTTTTATCGTACAACAACTTAGAGGCATTGGTTAATGGCAACTCAAGCCCTATATAGGCCGCTGATTTCATTATGCTCTTGTTGAGATCATAGAATAACGAATTAAGATAAAGAGGTTTTATAGAACCAAGCCGTGCCTCAAGCATACCTTTTGGCACACCTACCCTAACAAACTTGCCCTTGAATCGTTCTAATGCCTCTTCAAATTCTATGTCCTTGCCCCTTGATAAAGGCATAACCTCCTTGGGATAATAGTTATCAACTCTAGGTAAATCATAATGATTCTTTTCATAGAATACTTTGTTAAGAGAATCATATTGTCTTTCAAATAAATCCGTTACGGAATCACCAGCAATAGATAGCTCTTGCAATGTTAAGCTATCAAGGATTTCAAGCAACTCATCTTCTGTTATCTTAAACACCTGATTTGGTGTATCACTTATTCTGTCGCCAAATCCGCCCTTCAAGATAGCTTGCCTGTTATCAGCGTTTAATGAGTGGCGATATAATGCCATGCGGTGCCCACGGGTAAGCGTAAACTTGCCAATTGTAACTTCTTCATTGGCCCACTTGGCTATATCTTTAACATCAACATCTTTAATATCATTTTGGAATTTCTTGTAAGCATTCTGCCTGTAACTGAGTTGTTTTGTTACACCTTCTTTCATAGCTTGAAACAAAATTTTGTCCATCGTGCTATTCGGCCCCGCAAGACTCTCAATAATTAAATCAAAGTGGTCATGTCTAATACCCATTGTATTTTTGATGAGAGTGCCGGTTTTCTTGAGTCGTTTGAATCTACCCTTTTGTGATAGTATTATTTTTTCCTCAACCATCTTTGGCGGTTTCATTTCGCCCACGGCATCATGAAGTACCTGCTTGACACGTCTTCTCTTCCTGCGTACAAAGATGGTTTGCTTAGTATTTTCAAGATGAATATGATGCATAACAGCGGCATGGATAGATTCAAGTTCATCTATAGTGACATCCTTGACATTTCGTTGGTCTAGTCGCCTTAGTCGCTCAAACACATAATCCGGCATCTCGGCTTCAGGATTATCCTCAAGAAATTCTCTGGTTCGTGATAGTTTTAATGTGGTCTTGGGCGTAATTCGAGTAAGATCAAGATTCTCAAGAAGATTATCTATAGCTTCGGCTTGTGTAGGAGTTATCTTCTCGGTTTTCTTCTTAATGTCTTTTAGCTGATTTATCATCGTGCGAACTTTGACGAGTTGTTCCTTTCTTGCCTTAGCCCGTTCTTTTAATACGGCTTGTCTTGTTTTCTCTTGCGCCACACCCTCCTTACGACCTTCTCGCTCTGCTATCCTTGCGGCCTGCTCAGACTTCTTAAAAGCTGCTTTGAGTGCATCTTCTTCAGCTATTAGCTTGCCTATCTTGGTTTGACCCGTAATGATTCGCACCCGTGTCTTTACAACTTTTTTTTCAAGTGCAAGTTGCTCTCGTATTTCCTTGGGTGAGGTAGGTGGTTTCTTCTCGCGAATACGCCTAGTAATTACAACTTCATCACCCATTATACGTTCTATTTCTGCCTGTCGTTTCTCAGCAGGAGCTTCAGCCATTATCCTATCAATTTCAACCTGTCGTTGTTCCGGGGTTAAACGTTTAATTTTCTCGGCAATAAGTTGTTCTGGTGGTACAATCTCAATCTTTTCCTTGGGCTTTACTTCAGGCTCGATCTTCTCTCCAAGCCTAAACTCAGGTTTGCCCTCTCTTAACACTCGTGTTTCCTGCGCAGGGTCTATCTTCAATATTTTTTTAACAGTAGCAAACCAAGGTCTATCCTTGACCGTGATTATCTTCTCGGCTGGTATATCAATATGAACTCCATATTTTATAGCTGCCCGTGCTTCCTTACCCGACAATCCAAGCTCTTTATAAATTGCTAGTTCCTCGGCAGGTAATACACCCCCGCGTTGAAGTTCTGTTTTCAAGTCCCTAGGATCTATGAATAGTTTTTCTGGCAATTTGTGTTCTTCTATAATTTGCTTGGTAAATCTCTCACGCAACTGAGGCGCACGGTCAAATACACTCTTGCCAGCTTTAAGTTTCCACATGAAATCAAAAGTTTCTACAATGGTTTCTGTCAGGTCGTTTATATCTTCTGGCAATAAATCTGCTAAGCCACGCTTCTGAAAGACTTTGTATTTCTCGTTCTTGCCAAGAGATATAGCAAGACTCTCGGCCTCGCCTAGTGCCTCAAATGTAGCCAAACCCAATATGGTTGATACAGGATGCATTATTAACCCTGCTGTGATGGGCAATATGAACAGACCACCAACTAATTCAGGTGTAGTGGGCATATCCTGACCACCAAGTTGCTTAGAGATTGCATCGTGATTTCTATAAGCCTCACTAGGGGATATACCAAATGCCTCCGAATATGCCATAGCATTAGCGGCCTTAGCTCGTTGATCTTCAAAATCAATTCTGAATAAATCCTTGAATCGCTCCTTGATTGATAGTGGCTTGCCAGCACGAAAAGAAACAATCTCCTCACCCTTATCGGGTAGCAAAGATACATCTATTATACCAGTAGCAATATCTGGTTCTGGTTGATCTGGTAATAATGATACGTCTATTGGCATTACTCTGCCTCTATTTGTTGCATAGCATTCTCGATATTCGCTTCAGTTATAGGCATACCAGCCATTTTAAGTTCTCTAATAGCCCGTTCTCTTTTTTTTGTAGTCTTTACAGTCTTTACAATCCTTGCAGCTCTTACAGCCATTTCACCCGTTGCAACCTCAGAAAAAGTATCAAACAATCTCAACACCCAATTTCTTTTTTCTACCTCCACAAGTTGTTCTATATAACTTTCAAAGGCTGCATCGGAAGCATCGGGATTGTCTTCTATCCATTGCTCCAATTGGTTAGTCTTCTGATTCCAAATAAGTATGTTTTTCTTTTCATCTGTATCATATACACCATCAGTTTCTAAATTTTTGAGGACAGTAAAGCCACGCTTAGCCCTTGCTGTTTTGGTTGGGTCTTTTGGTTTAGTTGTCCACTCTTTAATGCCTTTATTCACAGTATTCGTACTAACACCTTTGCCGTGATACTTGTCCAAAATATCTTCTTTCGTTTCAAAATTCTCTGATGCGATATGTATTTCAGTCCACATCTCCGCCACAGTTTTTGGCACATCCACTTCAAATGGGTCTTTCTTTCCTTTGTTGATAGCATCTGTCTGTTTCGTAAGATTGTTTAACCATCTTGTCTTAACCACAATCCATCGTGGAGTATTCGGAAGCGCCATAACTTCTGGTGCCGAAAGTTCCATCTTAGGAAACCTAGCCAGAGCATCCCCTTCCCATTGTGCTATTGCCTTAATCTCTGCTTCATCTTCAAGCTTCTTGGCCTTGGCTTCTTTTCTTTCAACCTCAATTTCTTGAGCCTTTATCGCCGCCTTCGCCCTATCTTTAAGCCTACGCAAAATATCTTGAGAGATATTACCTGTTTGGGCAGGATCTTTAATAGCCCTGATTGCTTCTCTGGGATTAGACAATATAAGCTCATGAATTTCATTAATCTCAAGCTCTGCCATAAAAGACTGTTTTTTTCTAACCACATCATCAGCACCAATGAGTCCACGGGCAGCGAATTTATCTACATCCACAAAATATTCATCTATATAATCTTGCCTTGCTTCATCATCGTGTGCAGTTGCGGCCAGTTTTGCATTAGTTCTCTGTTTCTCAAAAAGAACCGCATTAGCCACTTTTTGATCTTTAACCCGTGATGCTCTTGTAATAGCCCTAGTCGCACTTCCCGCATAACCCAATCCACGAATCCTAACAATATCTGCGACTTCTTTGTCTCCTATCGCTTTTAATCTTGCCTCTGTTATTCTTTGAACATCGGTAGCAAATTGGTTTATATCTATCTCCGCCCGTTGCTCGTAATTTAATTGCAGGTTATTTATCTCGTTTGCAAGAACCGTGCTTTGCTCAGACACCTGCCTTGTTTGCTTAGCCTTCCGAAATGCCTCTCCAATTCTAAAGGCAACATCGCCAAGCTGACTTATACTCCTACCCGCTCCTGCGATAGCCCGTGGTACGGCGGTTGCGGCCCCGACTCCCAAGCGCACACCACCACCGCTGGGTAAAGCTTTCCTTGCTTCATATCTTGGTATTTTTGGCATTTATCTTGATCTCAACGATACATAAGATATGTTTCGCCCGCACCTGTCAAAAGGCTCGCTCCGGCCCTAATATAGGCAGTCCGCTTTTTTTGTTTACCTGTATATTGCCTAAGCCCCGCCTCGGCCATAAAGCGTGATGCCTTAATCTCTCCACCCCGCCGGATAGCAAGTGCCTCAAGCTCCGCCTCGGCTGCGGTTTCCTCCATTACAAGAAGGGGTGAGCCTTCAAGTTGAACACCGGCTTTGGCAAAAAGGGCCTGTTGCCGACCCTTAAATCGTCCCACACGCCTTCTATGCTGTGCTTCTTCAAACTCCGCTCTTTGTTTCTCAATATCAGCATCACGCCTCGCAAGTGCAGCGTTGTACTCTGCCGTTTTTTCTGCTGCCCTGCCAGCCTGGATTTGGCCGTAAACTTCCATACCCGTTCCAACTGCCATTGCCGCTACTGCTGCTGCTGCCAGTGACATTTTTACACCACCTTTGCATATCGCCAACAATCTGCATGATCTGGTAGATATTGACGCATTAACCCCTCTCGCTCAAAGCCGATTCTCTCAATCCATTTTTGAGCCTGTTCCCAATCACATCTTACGGCTGCTTGAACTCTGTGTAGCTCATGTAATTTAATTATTCTGTTTAGCATTTGGATAACTGCCTTGTGAAAAAATATTGGAAAGGTTTGCGGGGCGTTTAATATAGAAATCGCCCACGCCTCACCTACGCCTGGCCACAATAAAATAACCCCAGCACAACCCCATATTTTTCCATTGATAACAGCCGAATAAGCAGGGCCGTTTTCAGAATAAAGTCTACCCCGTTTTTCTAAGTCCGGGAAAAATTCAAAGATCGCCGAATCAAACTCCATTAAATGCTCTGGCTTAAACGGTATAATTTTCTTGTCAACGCTCATCCGCCGTTCCTACCTGTGCCATAATAGCCAATACGTTAAGCGGCAACGGGTCTTCCTGCCTGACATAAACCCTAGCCGCTCGTTCATACCCTGACGGGAACGCCAACTCTAAATCGCCTGTATAAACTGCGGCCATGGAATCAGAAATCTCGTCCAAGTTTGAACTATCTGGTCCAATCTCAAGGTTAAGACTCTCAAACAGCCTGACAATAACCCGTGAGATTCGTTTTATCTTGCCCTGTATTATATCGCCTGCCGCAATACGCATAGTCTCTAAAACGGACGTGTAAGGCAACCCGGCCTGCACAACACTTGCACCACTTGATATGGTTATCCTGCCAGCCGCGCTCACTGTCTGTGTGGCCTGAATAACACCATCCGCAAGGATAGCCACGGTCTTAGTTGCCAGGTGGGTAAGCCCTGTAATGGTGGTTGCCGATGCGCCATCGTAGGTTAGCCCAGAATCTACAAAAAAAGCGTCCTCAAGATCAGTAAATCCTGTGCTGTCAATATACTCAATGTATCTCTTTGGTACATCAGTCCCACTTCCACCATCAACTTCTCGCTTGACCGAAAGCCATAATTCGTCAGCATCCTCCGCCGGGATAACGGCAACACTCTCAACGCATCCTTCTGTGATGTGCCGATGCCAGCCAATCACGTCCTGCGCTCTCATATATGTCATGCCAAGCAACACGCCATCACTGCGCACAAACCAGATAATGCCATCCGGTTCCTGCTGATAGGCCATTGCCTCAATACCACCCTTAGTGATGTGTTCTGCCAACAAGGTCATGTCAGGAGCCGTGTAGCCATCAATTTCAAAATTATACGCCAACTCACGTACCTTGCGCTTTGCTCTCTGGACAAACAGAACCGAATGACTTACCTGTATTGCCTGAATATTAGCCGAACCGTGCGTTGTTTGCCGGATAACCTTAATATTAGTTGGCGTTATAGGATCATCCGGTCCAGCACTTGAAACAATCCACTCACCGCCCACCGTGCCAACAACAAGGGAATCCGTAGGCACAAGCCACCTGATAACATTCACTTGATCGGCAGCTATGGTTATTATAACGGCAGAAGCATCACTGGTTCCAGCCGACATATCCTCAAAATCACCGCTTACGGTTGAGAGGATTGTCTGAGGCGATGCATCAGTATTGGCAAACCAGAGGCGTTCCTCAAAAAAGGCCACTGATCCCGGACACATGGTTCCGGCATCGCTTGAGAAAGGGTTTGAAGTAGGAGCATAAGCCGTCAGCGTCCAAGTTGTATGCGCCGTGCGTGTCAGCTTTCTAACTTCATACTCTGGATGCACAATCCACATGGTATCGGCAGATTGCACGAATTGAAGCTGCGGTAAATGTTCTTCAACATAAGGAGTTGCAATTTGATAAGGAGTTCCACTATTATCTCCACCTGGATATTCGCTTAAAGGTGGTGCAAAGTTGGCTGTCCAACGAGCAATGCCCTTAGAAACACGAGGCTCATCTGTCCAACCATCAAAGTGACCAATTATTAAAGAAGCAGCCAAATCAGGCCAAGAATCAGCATCAGTCTCCACATCACGAACACTACCACCTATTGTTATAGCCCAATCATTAGCATTCCCGCCCCAACCTCTTATAAGAGCGATATGATACCACGTATCAGCAGCAGGATACCAAGTAGCATACATGGCCACTTTAGTATCACCACCACTTTTTATTAGAAGTCTTAAATAATTATCAAGATAATAAAATTTTACATAATTATTATCATCGACCTCTTGATAGGCAAAATCAGCTGAAGTTGGTGCACTGGGGGCTACATTAAATCGCATCCACATATCAATTGTAAATGTTCCTGTATCCATGAACCAATCGGCATGGTCAGGAACACTTAAATAATCTCCAGTGCCATCAGACAATAAAGCTCCAGTACCAAACTTCTTGTAAGCTGTATCAACCTGTGCATTACCATTAGCTGTTATTGTATGAGGACTTGCTTCATCGGTAAAAGTTGTGCTACCGTCATTGCCGTCACAATGAATCAATAATTTTGTATATGCATCAGGTATCTGTAATTGGCCCTGATTCATATACCCGCGCATATATTGATCGCCGAACTCAAGAACGTAGGCTTGCGTGGTAGAAAACTGGAAGGGGATTAGACGGCACTTAGCATTAGAATAAGAGGCATCAGCCACATAGTGCATTCCCGGCCTGCGGGACACTCCACCATGCGGCCAGATAACCATGTTCTCAAGCGTCTGGCAGGCGTTATAATACTTTGCTAAATCAACCCGTCCATCTAAGCGGGACGAAAACTCACCGGCAGTAAAATTGGTAAACATTACATTTACCCTGCCAGCAATGCTCCCGCCCACAAGACAATAAAGAGGCAAGAGTAGAATGAGAAGCAGTATCGTAAGCTTTTTACGCTGGATTATCATTTAGCGCCTCGCCGCTATCCAAGTGTCTTTATATTCTGGTGCCTCATCCGTGTTCTCACTGGCATGAACTTGTTTTGCTTCTGATAGTTTTGTCTGGTACAGCTTGAATATTTCGGCTCCCAAGGTATCGGAACCAGCAAGCGGTTTGGCAAACTCATAAGCCATGCGGAGAGCAAGAACCTCCACGAATAAATCATCATATTCTGTAACATCCGTTATCTGCTGAGTGTATTTAATGAAGGCATTTCGTTCTTCAAGATTGCAAAGAAGCTTGCCCTTTTCTACTTTGAACTCGTATGAGATTGATCCGTCTGGTACTGTGCCATTCTCGTCAGTCAGGTAAAGCATCCGCAAGCAATCGCTTGGCAAGTTATATTCGTACTCATACCTAATAGCTGGCATCTTTCTTGCGTACCCACCAGATGTATAAGCCGTAAAACTCGACCCATCTATGTCATCACCTTCCTCGTCCACAAGCTCATAGCTATCGTCCGCTTTATCTTCAAGCCAAAATACGGTGCCGTTTACCTCGGTCATGCCAGCGACACCAGTTATCTTGATTTTATCGCCATCCAAAAAGCCATGAGCCGTTGATGATACAACCGGGGGTTCCGCCGCCGTGATGCCCGTAATAGCAGCCCTGTTATAGTGCGTTTCGGCTATCAGCCTGAGTTCCTTCACGGCGAAGTTCCACGGGAACACCTGCAAGACTTCATCCCTGCGCTTGGCATAGATTTCATTGCAGAGATCGCTTGCTTTAGTACCATCACCTAAAGCCGATATCATAGCTTCACCAATTTTGATAAGCGCAGAATTGCAAATATCAACTGAAGTTGTTACGGCCATAATATGCTCCTAAAACTTTTTAAGCAGCAGAGAGTCCCTTGTAACCAAGCCTCCGCCTGTTTGCCTGTATCCCCTTTGCTTAGGGCGCTTCTTGCCCTTCTGCCGATACACCGTTCCCACTCCCAAGTGTTCCCTTGCTTTTTCTGTTAGAGACTTTTCTCTTTTCCCCCGATTTCCCATGTTTTTTTCTCCTCGGCTTAGATTTTGCTTCCTTACCGTCAAGAAGCTGTTGCAACTTCTCAGGCCCATACCTTAAATCAAACTCAATGCCTTTTTCTTCAAGTTGTCGTCTAAGATCGGCGCTTTTGCTTTTTCGCTCAACACCAAACGGATCTACACCAACACCAAGCGCCTTCTCAAGTTGGTCACAATTCCAGCTTTTGTCATAGGGAATACTGACGCTATCGCATTGGCTCTGCAATAAGAGCAACTCTCTTTCATCATCAATATCAACTTCTTTTGTTGATACGTGAAAGTGCTTAGGCACCTCATCCGCTTTGGTGCCCTCATAAGTTTCTCCGACTTGCCAGAGTTTGTTTCTCCAATGACATTTTTTATGACAAATAAAAATCATCTCCTTTTCCTCCTTTTTTATCTCTTTGGTTTGTACTCTCCACAATACTCATTAAGGTTCTTTTTTTCTATTGCCGGGAAACGACAGCAATCTCCCACTTTTATCTGAAGGATTGGTTTTATCTTGCCACGGAACCAAAATCTACAAGTCTCGCAGCGTTCTTCTTCCTTTGGCATAGCTTCTCCTATTGGTTATAGGTTTGTGAGCGGGCAAAAAAAGATTCCCCGTTATTATATGGCTTTGCCGTTGGGTCACTGCGATCATTAGCCCAAATTAGCCAACGGCGGATTATGTACTTTATTAAAATAGGGGGTTGTTCTGTATCTTTTGGTATCATCTTATCAACATCCACATACTCATAAAATCTGCGCTCCCACTCCTTTGCATCGGGTGGCTGCACATAACTGCTCGACTTGCCGGGGCATAATTTCATCTCGAACTCGGTACAGAACCGTTTTAAATTTACCTTGATTCCGCTTGAAATCTTGGCAAACTCCTTTTTAACCTCTTCTTTCCTGGCAAGTCCCTCCTCTTTGGAACGAGTGTAAAAATAACAACCAAAATTTCTGTCAACATACGGCCTTTCCTCAATCCCGCATTTACTACTATACCCTAACCGGACTATAAGCTTATAGCTTTCAATCAACTCTTTAACTGTTTTTGGAATAGCAACAACTTTCCAACAATTCAAGCAATGTGTAGGCACGAAATCACAAGCCGTAAATATCGCTTTGTAATGGAGACAAGCAAGAGGCCCCATTTCGTCTCTAACATGAACCCACGAATGATTAACCAATAAGCCGTGTGGTTGAGGTGGTGGTGTCAGTTTTTTTGTTTCAGCACTAATATAATATCCTTCATCAAACAGGTGCTTGAATTTGTCAATTACCTCAAACCTGCTTAATTCCGCCAGTAAATTACCTTCTTTAAACTCTATCTTTTCCATTGCCATCTCCTTTTTTACGATGTGAGAGTGAGCCAAAGGAGTCCCCCGTTACGGGGTATAAAAACACGCCCACTCCCACACCGATTTAGGATTAAGCGGCTAAAGTGGGATTAGACTCCATATCCAAACCAAGCCACGCATCAACAATAGTATCGCTGGGGTTGCCACTAAGACCAATGTATTTAACAGCCAAATATCTCTGCATGTTAATCCCCTGCGGGACCGAAACACTGGTTCTAAATCCAGCTATTGCATAATTCACATCACTACTTGTATAGCTTAATATAATCCTGACAATCTCCTCACCGTTGTTTATTATTCCGGTTGCAGAACTATAAGTATAAAGCATACAAGCAATGTCTGCTGTGGTAAGAGTAGCACCGACCAGAACATTGAACTTCATGTTCCCGCCATCAAGCAGATTTCGCAGGGTGTTACCCCAAGCGTCTGTACCAGCAGCACCAAGATCAACGATGTTAGTACTGGTTACAAACGTAGTGGATGTGATACCAGTTAATGTCTGATAATCACTAAATTCCAGGTTAGCATCCATAATCATCTAAAATCACCTCCTAAGCAGAAATTGCAGTTTCGGATGTAAGAATTGCGTCCATTTGTCGCACCGGATGGCCCATGAAACGAACCACGGGTTCTCCGGCTAAACCCTCACCACCCGCTGCTGTGTAGTGGACGTTATTCTTGTCCTTCAGGGCGATTTGCATTTGAGTCATAACAACCTTGTTCACATAAATGCTGGCACCCTTTCCACCACCCTTCATACGAATAAGCAGCGTGATCAGATCGTCCTCATCAAAGAGGTTGGTCGCTCCAGATACCTCAATGTTCGCAATCCGGCCAATACAGCGGGGATCTTTTACAACCAAACCCGCTTTAACCTGGAAGTGATCTCGATATGCCTGAAACTGTGAAGTAGTGTGTTTATTAGAACTAACAGCAGGTGACACAGTTTGTTCACCCAGGTCTTGATGTTTAATTCCAACATTAGGCGCAGAGTTCTTTGGGTAAATCATAAAAACCTGTCCCTGGCCCCATTGAACCACGAACACGGATGTCGTATCAGAACTGCTGCCACCACCGTCTAAAACGTTGTCCGATGTGACAAGTACGCCCATACGCGGAGAAAAACCCGTGAACTCCTCTGGCGAGTCTTCGGTACTGCCGTACAGCAACGTATCGGCGAGATGCTCTGATAAGCCTTCGAGGAAAGACCGTGCCTCGGCCATCCGCGCTTCCTTCGGATTCGGCGCATTGTTGATAAGCTCGACATCAATCTCGGAATAGGTTTCCAGCATACCAATGGTTTCCCATGCCTCGACTGTTCGACTGGCTTCCGTGGCAACGCCCTCATTGATCTTACGCCACGTTCCAGTAGGTCTCGAAAGTCGTCTTACAACCTTGTGTGCGAAAGTGTCGTTACTTGGAAACCAAGGCGCGTCTAACAGCATCTCGTTTACCTCTGTTAGCACCTCAGCGATAACGACAGTATCCCCACTCGGATCCATTCGTTTCGCCATTTCAGCCAAATTATATGCTGATGTTGACGAAGTTAATGTTGCCATATTTCATCCCTCCTATCGGTATTGGTCGGGCATGGATTTACTAAAATCCAATACAGGCTCACCAGTCCCGGTTCTATCAACTTCAGTACGTTCAGCCGGTGGCCCAGGCCCGCCCGGTGCGAGTGTAGCCTCACTCATCGCTTTGCCGATCTTATGAAAAGTTCTCATCATGATTGGATTTCTTGTAAGTTTTAACGATTCAAACTCTTTAATAAGCTCCTCGCCACCAAATGTTTCAACCGTTTTATCAACAAGGCCAACATTGGCTTCATAATCACTTCCCCAATCGGTCTTCAGGGTTGTTTCTGCCTTTTCAAGATCAGCGTCTTTCTTGTCCTGCAATGCCTTCACGCCTCGATTCTGGTACTCAACGTAATAGTTGAAAAGCTCCGAAGCCTTATCCTGTGACATACCCAGTTTATGAGTTAATGCCTTAAAGCCTCCCATTTCCGTATCGTCTATCGGGAAATTTTCAGGCACGTCAAACTTGTACGCATCAGGTGTTGCAGGAACCTCTGGTTGCGATGATTTGAGGTCTACAAAGGTTTTTGCCAATGCTTCGGTATCTTCTATGCCTGATAAAATCTCATTCCCTCTTAATTCCTCAGACAAAGAATCCCGAAACGTAGGAGCTACGTGTTCCGAGTACGCACCAGTGTCATCTTTGGCGTACAATGTGGGAGTCACATGCTCCACATATTCACCACCATCATCTTTGGTATACAATGTTTGTGTCTCACTCATTTTACCTTCCTCCTTTACGGATTTTTAAGGATGATAAAAAAGGGGCAAAGTGAATGAGTGAGCACTCACTTGCCCCTTGATTATCTTTGTATCAGCCTTGGCCGAGGCTGAACCCTATTTGTTAAGTTCTGAAGTCTTCTTTAAAACCATCACCTCTAGTAATTGGTTAGCCCTTTTATGTGTCTCATGTGTTGGATCAGGATAATACTCCTTGACCTTGTTCGCAAAATATATCCCTTTATCAATAGCCCCAGTGCCTATATGCGCTACTGATCCTTGCAAGAACAATATTCCTTTACTAGTCCCGCCATCGAATGTGTTTAATGCCTTATAGAATAATTCCAGTGCAAGATCATGTTGTCCAATTTCATTGCACTTGCTTATTAGTTCCACCAACCACGCAGAGTTCCCTTCGGTTTTAATCGCCTCTTCTAAATTAACTATCATCCTCGGATTCCTTATATATTTTGCCATATATATGTATCCAAGTAGGGGCCTTGAACCAACCCACAATATTCTCAGGGCTATTACCGTTAAAACTATCTTGCAAGCAAGCCCAAAATAATCCAAAACATCAACCCTGTATGTGGTCGCCTAAGCGGGAAGTAAAACAAACATATAACCAGCATGGCTATCAACATCGGCATCATCGGGTTAGACAGACCATGCAAGACAATCCCTGCAATAATCAACAGCCACAGGGCAAGCCCCACCACGCCAAGCTCAACCATTACTTCCACTGGTTCACAATGAACGTGCTCACCCTTCTCGTTACTAATATCCTGTCTTTTAATAACGAAACTATTTAAACCCCATCCAAATAGGGGACGTTGCTTTATCAATGCCCAGGCCGTTCTCAGTTGCTCGACTCTAATCTTAACTGAAGACATAAGCACCACAACCAGCAAGGGTTCCAAGATAAGCCGCTTTGCTATCACAAGCATACAGACCAAACAGGTTGCAGACCAACAACGGGATAGCCCAGAACTTGCCAGAATAAAGCAAATAAATACTTGCCAAGGCTCCAACCATAAAAATACAGCTTGCCCCGGATACGTTCCCCATAGGCCACAATGTTTGACTCCTTCTTAGTGGTCCATGCCAAGCACCACGCTTACATTTAGACCCAAGTTCGGTCCCGTATTTAATATAAACACTTATCAGCAACCCCAAAACTCCGACACTTGCCAAAAGAGTAATTACAAGGTTCAAGTCAACAGTTCTCGCAAGTAAATACACCACAATAAAAGCTCCGAGTTGAATTACATCTCTTATCGCCACGGTTTTGTTTATCGCCCATGTTATTGACACGGCACTATAGCCCAACAAGACGAGTATCAAATGGTCAAGTCCTGTTAGGCGGGTATCAAAGCCGTGCCATATCCAATATATACAGACTGTGGTAGCCAGAATATACAGCAACACCCGCTTTGCAAGCGTAGCTGCCATATACATATTCGGTATCATAAATATCGGCACAAGCAGTATCGCTATGTATAAAATCAACTCCATCTATTTCTTCTTTTTCTTTTCTCTTTCTTCTTTTTCTCGTTCTAGTCTATTTTTCTCTTTAGTCATCTCAAAGTTCGCCATATATCGCTTTTCCATTATCCAAAGCCCAATGGCTCGCTTACCAGTATTATGATACGTCCAAGAGTTACCCGTCATAATCTCAGCAAAAACCATACACTGAGCAATTATATCATTAAACACCCTTTCACCATGAGGCGTATTAAAAGTGGCCTCATAATCAAGAGCCAATTGCCGTTCCTGACGAGCTTCTTCCTTCTCTACTATCTTGGCTTCACGCTCATCTTCCTCAAACATGACTAATTCCTATAAATACCATAGATTTGAAAATACCGCCTCTCGACTTCCCGATTCAAAACCTCAACCGCCGTATCCCAATCTTGCACATCCAAGTCCATCTCCAGAAATTCACACCCAGACAAACCCTTCTTGCAATAACCCACGAACACCACAATAGGTTTCCCCGAATGTATGTTTTTCTCTGTAAACTTCGTTATTTCCATTAGCCCGCCACATGTCGGGCAATCACGCAATCTGTTTATTACAATGGACACTAATCCCCCGTTACCACTTCCGTTACTTTTTTAAGCGCGCTGTCTTTCCCCAGATCGGCTTCTGATAATGTCTTTGCTACCTGAGCCGCTTCAGCAACACCCTCCATAGCTTCTTGCGCTTCAAGCACCTTAGATCTCGCCCGTCTCATCTCCTCAACAACATTGTCAGGACGAATTATCCTGGAGGGCGATCCAATCGCTTCCGCCCTTTCGTCAATAGCCTTGTCTATATCAATTTTATCAGGAGCATCTGGATATAATTCAGTCACATTACCTACAAAACCCACCATCGAATCAATCGTGTTTATAACTGCAAGTTTTTGCGCCTGAGCAAGCAGACTGATATATTCAATCTTTAAGTCCATGCCTTGTATCTCAAGCGGCGGAGGTGGAAACCAGCGATTACGCATACCGATAGCAAATGTTCGGTCAATTAAGGGATCAAGCAATTCGTGGATTTGTCGCTCAATCACGGGACCGAGAAGTATTAATTTCTCTTCCTTCTTTTCAAGAACCTCTGTAGCTGTCATCTTCTCGGAACCCGCTCCCGCATCGGCTATCAACCGAAACAGGTCATTATAAAAAATCTCTTTTATTTCATTTTGAACATTTATAATTTTCGCTTCTGTCGAAGCTATATCGAAATCAAAGTCAAACAACTTCGATACGGCATCGTTCTGGTTCACGTCAATTTTATTAACCGCTGCCGGAAACATCTTCAGTTTTCGATTATAATTACTTGGCACCCGCATTGGCGGCTCAATCTCTTTATGTATGGCCTTGATACTGGACTTCTGCAATTCCTGAAGCATCATCGTGGGTGCCAGGGCATCCCTGCCAACCCCCGTGCCGTAAACATCCGAACCAACGATATCCCAGCGCGGTCCCGCAACGGGAAGTTCATTATACCCACTTATCTCAAGCGTTTCTTTCGGATTAGCATACTCAACATAGACAGACTCCCAAGGCATACCAAGATTATCCAACTTGCCCGGTTCTCTGTCTTTACGTGGTTGTATGGCATGAACAATCTGAATAAACTCATAGGGTTTATTTTCATAAACTCGCTTCACAACATCACTCACTCTATCTAAACCAAACTTTTGAACAACCTGCCGCACCTGCATCCAAAATCGGAAATAAGCGGTATCGAGTTCGCCCCTCTTGTCTAGAGCAAGACAATATTCTCCAGCAGTGAAAACCCTGAGTCTGATAAAATTAATAGGGTCTTCATCTATGAACAGACAGGCCGTATCAAATCCCGCCAACTCCCTGTAAACACTGTGTATGGCAGAATAGAGATTGCTACGAGCATAAACCCCATATATAACCCGCTCAACCATATCTACCCAATCCTTGACCGGGCCAAACGTCATCAACTCCACATCTTCAAAGCCAAGCCTGAACCACGGTCTTGCAGGAGAAGTCAAACCCCCCTGCATACCAGCAGCAAGCACCTTAATCGCCTTAATTGCGGTTGAGTCAAAAATCTTTGTATGCCTATCTATTCCCTGATTCGCTTGCGCGCCAACTGAAATAAACCTGCCGTGCCTCGGTAAAACATAACTTTTAATGTTCTGCCAATGGGTTAGCCAGCTTTGCCTGTCATCTTCAAGATGCTTGTTTCTCTCGATTATTTTTTGACCCTTACTTTTTTTATCGGCTTCAGCCATTTTATTGTCCTAACAGGGTTTTTCTCTGCACCGGAGCTTGCCCTGGAACTCCCTGTGGTCCGGTCAGTATCGTAGCCGCTCTGCCCTTGCGTAGTCGCAATCGCCTACGCCCGTCCTCCCGCGCTTTTTTAACCGCTGGGTCTTCCATCGTTGGCGGCGGTGGCGGTGTTGGCGGCGGTGGCGGTAGCGCTGTTCCTCCTCCAAGAAAACCCATGATTATCCTCCTATTCTCGCAAGCTTGCCTCTAAGCACCATTGCTTGATGCGCTTTAGGGCAATCTTCGTTCTTAGTTGTTCCCGCAACCGTCTATCGCCTTGAGCGATTACTAGATGATTTACGATTCTGTCGAAGACGGCTACTTTTACGCTTTGGTCTTGCTCGATATAAAATTGTTTCGTCATCTTGCCTATCCTTTAAATTCAATTCAACCTGCAAAATTGCCAGCCATGTGACCGCTATCATAGCCGTGGGAGCTATGTGCATACAAAAATTAGCTGTGCAATTGGCTGCAATAACCACAAGAGCCGTTAAAGGGATTATCAGGTTTCTTGTATGCCCCCATGCCCGTCTTATTACATCCGCAAAATAACCGAACATAATCACGGGAAAGAATATGCCCATCTCAAACAAGCCCTGGATATATTCGCAATGCGCCGTTTTCCAACGAACGCCGTGTATCGGGAAATTCACGACCATCTTCCAGTGGCCAATCCCGCTCCCGAATAGCCAATGCTCCTTGAACATCCCGTATGCCGTCTGCCAAACCTTCCAGCGCTCAACCCCCGGCATATCAACCCAGACAAAGTAAGCAACGGCAACCACGGCACCAGCAGGAATATACGCCAACAACCAAACCTTACGGCTGACAACGCACAGATAAAACATAGCTCCCGCAAGCGCGGCAAGTAGCCCCATTGTAACCTTAGCCATGACTAGTCCCGCCACAATTACAATCAAGCCCTTGCGATAGCCCCGTCTTAAAAACGCCGGGGCGCAGAACGCAAGCAAGGCCGCAGTTTCGTTCAAGTTGCTCATAAGACCAAGAGGGGCTTTGTTTCGCAAGCCGTCCTTGTCTACAAACATCGGGTCACAGCCAACAATCTGCATTATCTGAAAAAACACATGAAAAAGAGCAATTACACAGATGGCATCCATAAGATGCTGACAACCATCTTTATCTACAGTTAAAACAATTAGCGCATACCAGAGAGTCGCTATAACAATCGCATAATATGATAAGAACGACTCTTTTGTGTAAAATGGTATGAATAGTGATACTAGGGTTAATCCAAGAAACAGTCCCCACCACTTATTCACCCGCTGGTACACGAAACCCGCAAGACACAGAATTGTTACAGCCTCAAAAAGTATTTGAAGGCTGAGTCTTACCTGGCCGAACGGCACGGGTATGCGCCACACACACGCAATTACCAGCGATACGGCAATTAGAGCAACTAAGCCATTTTTACTGCGTTGCCGTGTAATAGATCTCTATTCCTCCATATATATAAAGCCGCGTGTTTCCTGCTTGACCAGCCGGATATTCAGCCCATATTTCTAAATAACATTGCTTGGCCGCACCTAGTTGACCCAACCCCGTACCATCCACCACCAGAGCAATAATATCCGGGGTCGATGTCGGAGAACCCTGAGAACCCGAAGCCAATGCTACTCCCGTTTGCGGAGTAGAAGCCGCATCAAAAACTTCAGCATCGGTATTTACCCAGATAGACCAATCAATGGTATTGGGAGAAGCCTCTTGCCAATTGTCCTGAGAAGCCCAAACGCGGAACCCCAAACTGGAATAATATGCATCTGGAATAGCAAACCCCGCGATTAGATGCGAACTTGTACTACCAATTTGTGGCGACCCATAACAAATTGCAGGGAGTCCATTTTGTTCAGTAAACCCAGGAGTAGAAGTACCCCTGTCGGCAGCAGCCAACGGTCCACTAGCACCTACAATAGTAAATTCGCTCAGCGGGATAGTAAAACTCCGCACAGGATCATCAATGTCTTCCGCGCTAATTAAATCCGTTGCTGTAAATGCCCCCGTAAACTCGGCAGCCGTGGTTGACTTAAACGCCTTCTCAACGGTAGCATAATCAAGTTGAGCAGTCTCAGCCGTGGCATATCGCCACACCCTGCCCTCACTGCCAAGCGTTCCGCTTTTGTTCTTCCACGGACTCAGTTCAAACTCGGCCATCGCTTGACCAGTTAAGCAAAACAGGGCGATAGCCGTTACCATAAAAATTAAAACTTTGTTTCTCATTCCTCTGGCCTCCTGTATTTTCATTGTCCTTTGATTAAGTGTTAAACATATCGTATCCTGTCGCTGCGACTGAATTGCGCTCGTCTTCCTCAAACTGCTCAAGAATCTTCCTCTGGGGTTTCTTCACCCAGTACGAGAACTCCGGCTTGTAGCGACCAGGGTTATTTCTTCGCTCCTTTTTTTTCTTCTTACGTGTTGAAGTAGTCATATTCCGTTTCTGCGATTTCAAGGCTTTTACTCCCAAGTATGTTCTCTATCGGTATAGGAAACACCGCCCCCAGCCGTCTTTCAGGCTTAGATGAGGGATCGTCTATTATTCTCGACATACAATCTAAAATATCTCTATGTATGCAAACAGGCCATCGTTTGTATTCCTCCTCTATGAACTCAGTTACAAGATTATGTTGCCGGTCTTCATTGTCTATAAACATAATCTGTAGAGGAATATAAAATCTGTGGGATTCAAATAATGGTATTAATTTAGCAATTCTATCGTCTTGGCCCAACCGTCCACCAAGAGGAGTAATTACAAATCGCCTATTCCGCTCATTTTGAATATACTCTATGTGGTCAATATCACTATCTTTGCCATATTTCTCATATCCAACACTTATTGGAAAATACTTCATGTAAAAATCAATAAACCTATGTGCTCTATCGGTTAAACCGATTCTCTCCCTAATGCCATCAATCAGATAATAATTCCGGTCAACTCCTAATCCAATTACTAGCATTACAGTATAATCGCTTTCCTTCTTTAGGGAGTTTGCGGGATCGCAGAGTAAGTAAATATTCATCTCCCGCCAATCCTGACTTGAGTAGTGCATTAAATCGCCTGGATCAAAAGCCATGACTCCCTCAATCCGTGGATCTTGCAAAATCTGACAGGCGAACGAGAATCGGCCATATTTCTTGCGCTTCCTCTCTAGGGTCTCTTCGTCCCACATCACGGGCTTGCCATCAGCCTTGCCGTTGTGGGTGCCCGGAAAAAATCTCGGTTTCGTAACGTCACGGGATATAATCTCACGGTAGGGATCGTTGTCGTGGTAACGGGTGCCGGAGTACCGCTCTATATCAGCCTCGCCATACATTTTATTGGGAATGGCTTGACCCAAGAATAGGCTTAAATCCCATTGCTCTATCGCTCGTCTAATCATATCGGGATTGGTAACAAATTTTTCTGTAATGAGATCGTCATACACCCTAACGGTAAAGTGCCGGCCAGCGGGAACCCCCTCGAAAAAACCCCACGCCTCAACCGTACATTCCATTGGGTTCCCTTTACGCTTAACGATCAATCCCTCGTCCTCTGACCACTTTGGGGAATCCTTCTGCGGATTGGCATAGAAAATATCGGGGTACAGCTCTTTTAAAACAATATTCTCTTCCAGCTCCCACTTAATCCGCTTCAGAAACACCTTGGCAGTCGGTCTGGTAAACGAGAAAATCCCGAAGGTCATTTCGGGATCGTTGATAATGTCTTGAATGGTCAGGGCGAATGTGATTATGGAACTTTTGAAATGCTCCCTAGCCCATAGATCCAAGTACCCATTTGGAGCATTCCGCACCATCTTGCACCGCTCAAACAACCAATCTTTGAATTTTGGAGGCAAGCGCATATAGAAATTAGGGCGTGGTTTCTTGGGATCGCCAGAATCCTCGTAGCAGAGAATGCGGGTCATCAGGTAGTACAAGTCCCTTCTTCCCAATTCAGCCATCACAGCCTTGGCCTCAGCATCGCTGATGGTCTTGGCCTTAATTAGGACTTCCCTATAATGCTCTTCTGCTACCTGTCGGTTAGCGTGCTCCACTAAGTACATTCAGCCCTACCTCTTTCGCCTCATTCCTTTATGCGCCCTCTTTGCCGCTGCCACGCTTTTATAAGTACGAAGTTTTTTACCCTTCTTCTTCCCGTGACAATGATATATCGTGCGCCCCTTTCGCATCTTCCCCCATAACGACAAAAGCCCGACCAAGAGCATATCCATGGTGGGAACTGGTGTAGAACAGCCCCCATGCTCTCAATCGGGCCTAATAATCCGTAGCGTAGGCTACGTTATCAAGTACCCTATGTATTATAAATTGTACTTAATATGATCCTGTATGCCCTCAGCATAAGCACTAAGCTCTGCCACTATCCAATCTGCTCGCATACCTTTTGGTACAGCATCAACCAGATTAGCATCTATCTCGGCATATGCCTCACAAATGGTAAACGGATAGGACTTAGTACTTGTCTTCTTACTAAGATGGTATCTGTCAGCTTCATACACATCCCATTTTATAGGTTCACCATTTTTGTCCCACTTGGTCGGATGTGCGACTGGCACTCTACCCAGATACCTTGCCTTTATCCCATTCCAGCAATTAATAGGTTCTATAACTTTAATATCAGCAGATAGTTTCTCAACCAATCCCACCTTAACCGCAAGTGGAGCTACTGCCAATACACCAGCACTCTTTAAAAAAGAACGCCTACTTAATTCCATCTCCTTTACTCCTTTAAAACTTCACCGCGTTTGTTTATGGTATTATTTCAATACTCACAATTCTTGCTTCTGGATAACTAAAATGCAGAACATTATCAGGTATCCCATGTTCCCATCCAATTTGCTTTCTAATTTCAGATAGCAAAACCTGGCATAAAACATCCTCAAATTTATATACAATCTTTGCGTCCACTTCCTTTCTCCTTTATTAATCGAAACAAATCATTATGAAAACCCCGCCTTATCTCCTATGGGTTAGCCAATAAACCATATCATACCTAAAAAAAACCCAAAAATCCATCCAACTAAGGCACCTGCTAGAAACCTTGCAAAACTAATTTCTTTTCTTTCACTTAACACTGATTTTGCTTTTACAAACAAAGCCCTCATCTCCTTTGGCCCACAACCTCTACAAGCTCACCTTCTCCTGAACCTCCCGCTTGGTCATCCAAACCATAATCAATCTCCGCAATCTCAAGTCCCTCAGATTTATAAGTACCCTATGTTAGAATTTATAATCCTACTTAGATTTCTCTAGTTTAATATCTTCAGTTAAAACTTCACCGCGTCCCTCTGTGGCCTGAAGATGTCCGCCGGACAACCCTGAGTGAAATCAATTCAAAGCTGACCCGTGTACTTGTTCCTCACACAATCCTTGATGAATATTATCAACCGCTTTAAGCGATCAGAGGTCTTGAGTTTCATCTTCCTCAAAAACTAAAAAACATTATCGAGCAACCATGATCTCGTCCTATAAAGCCGCCCGTCACTGCGAGAAATCTGCCAAGTACAACCGTCCCGGTCCCATGTCAGCCCCAAAAACTCGCCTATACCACCCCTTTGACACCGAATCGCCTTCCCACCCACACGCTTGACGGTCTCGGTCTCCGGCAAAGCCATTAATTCATCATGGGTTAATGAACCCGCATAAACCGTTTTCATGCCAACTCCTCGGCCCAAGCCTCAAGCCCGTATATGCCGATCCAGTTCAGCACCTTGCCGTCCCTCACACTCTCAGCGCTTACCCGGAGTCGCATAGCTGTAATATCCATCTCTAAGGTATGTTCAGAACAGGGTTCACCACCAGACCAAGCCCTGTTCCAATTATTACCCAATGCCTCCTGCTTATACAAATTCCAATTTGTGACATATTTGGGGTCAGCATACTCCCCCCAGACCAACTTGATCTCCTGAATCTCGTATACCCTACCTAAGTCCACGATATAATCGAAATACCAATGAGCGGGATAAGCCCTGGTATCCTCCCTGCCGTCCGTCAGATTGCTCGGATAGTGGCCCTTGTCCACGCTGTAGACCATATTATACGCATCCCTGGACCACAGATCACCGGACTCCAAGATAGCCCCATCCTTGGCTATAATCAGATCGCGCCCTATATGCACTACAGGCACATTCAGGGCTACATTAACAAGCATCCCCCCGCTCCTTTATAGAAAAAATTGTAAAAATGTCAGGCACTCCACGGTAAATCTATTTCGTTGCATATCTTAACCGCAAGCTCATCAAGATAATGCCTGACCTCCGCCGTTTCCTCTATCCCCGACCCTAAACCAAATCTGACCCAAGGCTCCTTCGGTAGCAACTGCAGTACAAGTTCGATGAATTGCTTGTTTTCTATAACTGTCTTCTTAGAAATATCAGGCATTCCCCAAACCTAATACGGCCTCGTAAACTTAACCACATAACCGCAATCCAAACACCTGGCCTCGTAATTGTGCCAACGACATACCAAATCTTCCATAACAATCCCGGTCGACTTGGCTAACTCGTCTATCGAACGCCTCTCTACCCTAGGCTCGTATAAACACTTCTGCTCAATGTTCGTGCTGTTGCATTTAGGACAATAATACTCGATTACAGAATCTCTGGCTATAGTGGGAATGGAACATAGAAAAAATAAAATTAAAAATATGGCAAGCTTGGTTGCTTTTTTCATGTCAGACACTCCCTGACTCCCTAATTAATATCGTCTCCTTCGCCAAACCCCCTCCCCCGGCCCCCCTTCTCGCCCTGGCCGTGGGACTCCTTAATCAGGTCACAGGCTGCTATCCTGTCCGGCTTGTCAATACAGCATAGATAGCAGACACAGGTGTCACAGGGATGGGATGGGGCTATTAACTCGTTCAGCATGATGTCCTGATAGCATGTCACCCACTCATGGAGATCCATTGCTTCACCTGATTTCAGCTACTTACAAAGCGTCTGATAAATACTAATATGTCAACCTTGCCTAATATCAATAGGTTACAGGGGGGTCTAACGCCCCATTGCTCAGTCCCACTATTCCTCAACCTCGCCATCCACTACGTCAGCATCATGCCCTATCTGCTTGACCTCGTTGTTTATCATGCCCAGCATGACGAGACTGGGAATATGGGTCATAGTGCCTGATACCTCAATCTCCTGCTTCTGTCGGTATGCTGGTTCGATACTAGCCGCCATGGCTTGAACAAGCCTGAAATCATACTCTCCAATAGCACCCCCAACAAGAACGGTCTGCACAATCCGGGTAAAGGCACACGCAAAGGTGTCTACAAATTCAGGCTTTTTCTTATATCTCTCTAGGGATTGTCTACCACTGAAGCCTAAAGCTAGGGCAAGTCCTTCTACGGTAGGTGGGATGGACCTTGTTATGGTAACTACAGCTTTCTTGCTAATAACATTAACTACCTTACCTGTTTCACAGGTTTTAAAGAACTGGTCTATGATGGGTTGTATTTCTTCCGGTGTTTCGTATTTGGGTGGTCTTCCTATTGGGTTGGTTTCAGTGTCTGTCATAATGATAGACCTAGTAGTATGCCCTCGCTAGCTATTTCTCTTAGGTGAACATCTATGGTTTGATGCATATTCCAAAACACGCAGGTTTTAGCATCCTTACAGGCAAGGCAGCGTTTTTCGTCTTCAGCTTCGACTTTGGGGTAATGATTCATCTGTTTTTGGCACTTGAGGAGTTCTGCCATACATTCACCATCTCATGTTTAGCAGGGCATTAACTGCCAGGGCTATGATAATGGTCAGGATGATGTACTTAGCCATGTTCACGGGTACTGAGTCCTTTCCAATTTCCAAGCTAGTCTTAGCAGGATCTTCCTGCTGGCCCAAGACAGTTCGGTTGGGCATAGCCCTTTACTAATCAGCCATGTTTCAAATGGGCCATTTATGGTCTCCGTACAGTTCTTCCCCGAGCAGTGTCCTGGCTCTTTTGTGATCTTCTTCTGCACCTTGTTCAGTTTTGAACACGCTGAAGGAGTTTCCTAGTACCGGGTTGCGTTTACGCTCAAAATCCCACGAATTTCTTTAGTGTGGTTGTTTACCCGCAAGCCGTAGCTACGTGAATCCACGGCCAGAATCGGTATATTCTCAACGCCCGGCTGGTTGTGTTATCTTGCGTCATGGGCTGCCGGATCATCTTTGAAGCCTGGTATAGGCCCGCCACTTACGAGTGAACATCATAATCAGGTGTCAACCTTGGCTGTCAAGGATATTTTTCGACAGGGGTGGTGTGGTAGAGGGGTGGACCATACTATATCTTGTGTGATGTTGTGGGGTTAGGGGGAGATGAGGGGGGGTTGCGCGTGAGCAGGGCCTGGAGTTCCATAGTGGGAAGCGGGGCTGATTCGGGTGTCGAAGGTCGCTTTGTGCCAGGGTTAACGCTGTGCAGTTATTGAACAGTGCAAAATAAATAGGGTGAGCATATCAAGTAGTTGCGAAAAAGTTATGTCTGTTGGCACGAATAGTGCGGGCCTTTGTTATATAGAGACACACAAAACAACACAAACCCAAACAAAAGGAGACTACTGACATGAAACATACACCAGGACTGTGGGAAGTTGTAGAATTGGATGAGGATTGGATAGGTGTCAAAAGTAAGAGCGGGTTGATTTGCGAAGTTGGACAGCTTTTGCCAGATGCCGAACAAAACAACGCACAAGTTATGGCAGATGCCCAAGCATTAGCGACTGTACCTGAGTTGCTTAAGGTATGTAAACAAGCATGTAAGTATGTGGATGATCCACAAATAGTGGGGGCTAAGTTTTTTATTAAAACCCACAAAGAGTTACAACAAGCCATAGCCAAGACCGAGGGAGAATAGGCATAAACTCAAGCAAGGGGGTGCATTATGGCTACATTACCAAAACCTGAACGGTTAGAGCTTATGCAGAGGGAATGGGACAACCACAAGTTTCGTGAAGGGGAATATTTTGATAGATATTTATGGAAATTGCTTAAAAAGTACGATTTGGACTTAGATTATTATTATCAAAACAAACGGAAACCCAAAGGGAGGTGATACTATGGATTTTACACTAAAGATTAATATGGACAGTGCGGCGTTTGATGTTATGCCAGAGCGTGAGCTGACTTCTTTACTATCAAAGGTCGCAGCAGACATTTCTGATGGCAAGGTAGAGGGCAAGATTGTTAATATTAACGGAAATACTGTGGGGCACTTTGTGATAAATGAATAGGGGGTAAGCCAATGGCGAAAACAATCCAAATCACGCTGCCTGACGAGGCTTACGAGCTACTAGAGGCCCAGGCGGACAAGGAGAAGGTCAAGGTCGCAACCCTGGCAACCGCCATTATCAGGCGGGTGCTGGAAGATAAGAAAGGGGGATAAAGTTATGGGAAAAGAATTATCACAGGTTACTATCATTGGTAAGCCACAACCTAAAACTTGGGATGATTTTAGGTGTGGGTGTCATAGCAATTTTTTTGGTGGATACCATGAGCCTGAAACAAACCGAGCTTTTCATAATGGTATGGGCACGGTGTTTAATCTACTTGAGTCTGAATTCCCACCAGCAGAACAATGTCAAGCCGCACCTAAATTACTTGAAGCATTAAAGGCCATTATTTCAACCATGAAATTAGGCAAAGTGACAAGTAGGGGTGTGGATAGAGTAAAGTCCTATGATGTACCAAAAACACAAATCGACACAGCAAAGCAAGCCATAGCCGAGGCCGAGGAAAAGGAGGGGTAAGATGATCACGGTTGAACAATTTGAGAGCGGAGAAATTAAATTGGCAGATGAATGGTTTGAGCCTGTTTTTAGAGCTGCATATCTTTATGGCATCCCATTTAAAGAGCTTATTGCTTTTAAGGGTAGGGAAACCGGCACATTATTACATCCTGACTTTGATGATATTTTAGAACTCACACAACAGGGGGGAGCATGATGAAAGCATTAAATCAGTTTCATCAAGAGTGTTTGGCTTGGCATAAACAGGGTACTATTAGGCCATGTCGATATGGCCGTGAGAAGGTATATTTGGGGTTGTTTAAGAAATATAAAAAGAAGACTTTTTTTCGGCATCTATCAAGAGTGGTGAATATACTTAATAAAGTCGAAGCTGCAACGATATTGCGGGGCTAAAGGAGGGCTAATTTCGCAGGGTGGCCCTCAGGGGCTACTTAATCCTGATAAATCTGTGTTGTATCGGACCATCAAATAGGCGCCAAAACGGCGGTCTTGATGATGGATATTTTTGATACCAAGGGCATAATTCATCCATAAGAACAAGATCACTATTTTCCCAAGGATATTTCATGAACTCAGTTAATGTCCCATCGGGTAGTTCTTTTCTTAGCCGGTTACAGCAATAGAAGTAGCATGGAGATTTTTGGCTTGATCTCATATATTTGAAATATTCATCAATGACTTCGGGGTTCATTTCCTGCATTGAGGCAATATTTATAAAAAGGTCAACTTCTAAATTCTCCAAAAGATTGAACTTTTCTGCCTCAATAAATACTAGCTGGGAGGTTGAAAGCCGAACGTTCTTACCTTCTTCTGTTTTTAGCAATATCGGAAGCATCTCAGGGAGGCATCGCCCTGAAAACAGAACATCAAAAAAGAGTGTTCGGCCAAGATTTACAGATATAACTCTTATGCCCGGATCGACAAGTTTTATTAAGCTTGAAAAGAAGGCGTAACCGTCTCCTATAACACAGACAGAATTAATCCCTTGCCCCATCAAATTATCTCCGTTATCTAATGTTTCAAGGATGGTGTTTAGCGAGAGGATTTGTTTAACGCTATCAAAACTGAAAACATAGCCACTCCTAGCAACTATTATCTTTCCCGCATTTACAAGATATTTAGGGCAATGGTATTTCCTTAATAAGCGAGATAAGAGAGCTCTCTTAGGGAGGGACATAAACTGATTGATTAAATTTCTGGGTTTATATGAACCAAAGCCATAGCCATCGATTAGATACTCATTATTTTTCTTCAATACCCTTTGCCGCCCTATTGTACGCCAATGGCTTGAAGTGACATCCGAATGTTCAGAAAAATATTCGTAGTATTTATCATATAGATATTCCAGTATGTGTTGATAACCATTAACCATCTATTTTGCAGCATATCCCTAATGTTATACGCTAAGCTACTCACAACCCTCTCCGTTGCCACAATGGTCTTCTTCCTGATTATGTGGACTTGCCTTTTATCTTTGCCAACTTCCCAGCTTTGCGCCAGTTGGCACCAATTATAGACCAAGCCATAAATAGGACTATTAAAAAGACTCCAGTAAAAACCAAGCCTACCAAGCCAGCCATCCACACATCAAATACCCCTGACTTCCAATCCACAAAACAGCACACAAGCCTTCCAATAAAATAGGGAACAAAAACAAGCAGTAAAATCTCTCCTGTTTTCAACCCTAAAAAATACAGAATACGCTTCATAACCTACCTCCTATCTTCTCTAACCCCATCGCCTCGGCTACGTCCTCTATACTCCGGGCTACAAGATAAGGTAAACCTCGCAACTCCCACATTTCCATAAATCGCTCTTGATGTTCTGACAAGTTACCCTTCTCAGTCTTAACCTCGATTGCATATACGACAGGGAAAAGCAACCCCGTTTCCACGCCCGATCTTACCGCAAACATATCTGGCATACCCTTATAACAACCAAGTCCTTGAAGAACTGGGAAATGCCAAACACCACGCAGATCAAGAAACTGCTTAATCGCTTTCTTAATCTGGGTTTCAGTCTGGGCTGGTAGCTTCTTTTGTTTCATCCTCGAACTCCTGGCAGCAGGAACCGATAAAAGCGTGAAAGCGGCTCTGCATAGTCCCCAAGTCCCAGGTGGTAAACTGTAGGAGGCGCGTCCTTACCACCTCGTCAAAGTCGGCCTTAACCCCACAAATCCTTGACTTGCTACATTTGCCACATGTCATATCTTAACCTCAACCCGTTTGATTTCCTCGTTTTCTTCCAGGCCGTTAATCATAGCCAGCAAACCCTTTTTCGTAGCAAATCCACAGACGTAAATCTCACTTGGCACTCCAGGCACCCAAACCCTAATCACCTTGCCACTGTTCTTGTTCACCAACACCCACATCTTGGTTTTTTACATCTTGAGCCTCCTTTGTGTTCAAAATCCCAAGAAGTTCCTGCAATTTAGTTCTTGGGTCATCATCGTCATTCGGCAACCTTTGCCAGAACAACGTCCTGTTCATTCTCACCAAAATTCTGCCGCGCTTGTGGTAGCCGAGGTTGGTATTGATCCAGCACCACTTGCGGTATAGTGGGTCGTTTATTCTTTCGATGATTTCACCAATGCCTGAATATGCAGATGAATCCACAACGCCAACTTACGCCTTACACCATCTCCCCAATCCCGTTGGTCTAACGGACAATCCTTAAAAAATTGCTCAAACGAGTCTCGCTCGAAATTGTTCTGGAATTCGTCTTTGTCTGGAACGGACTCTTTGGGAGGAAAAATCCTAAGTGTTTTTTCTTCTACAGTAAACCCCATCTCCTTGAGTTTATTTAATATCCCATTCAGGACTTCTATGGGGGTGCCTTCAATGATATGAGGTATTTCATTTGATGCACCATATTCATTGGTAACATGAAGATTAACTGTTACATCTTTTGCTACTTCTTGAAATATTATCCGCTTTTGCTTGCTCATAGCTCCTCCTTTTTTCTTATCCCACTATTTTCAATATAATAAATGGAGCTGTTTTGATTCATTGGCCCTTGAATATAAGGACTTTCCCCTTTATCCCATACAATACAAATTTGACGTTCTACCGATTCGCCAAACGCAACATATAGATACTCGCCTTCTGGTAAATTAATCCTTATAGCCATAATCACACCCCTTTAAACAACTTGCCCGCCAATTCCTGAATATCAGGATCAATGTCTTTCATCTCTTGTTCGATCTGTTTGTGCGCCCTCTGCACGTCCCTTGCGTTCCAATCCTTGTTTTTAATTGGTAACAACTTGTTCCCTACAGCCCAAGGTGGTTTTCTAAGCTCACCATCCTCAATGTACTTTTTGATAATCTCCAAAACCTCAAGAATGGCCTGTGGATGAAATTTGCGATTCGACTGTATGAATCGCCACGGAAAGCCAGGATGTTTTTCTTCGAGCCACCTACCAAGATCGATAATCTGAGTCAATAGGTTTTCATCTTTAATCGCTTCCTTGAAATGACCTGGCGTAGCCAGTTCTTTATGATTCAGAGAAGAGGGGATTATAATATCAGCGCTACATTTAGTTAAATGTAATGACTTGTAATGACATTTAATTACATCTTTGGAAGGTGGTGGAATAATTGATTTTTTTTCGTGGGGGTGGGGTTTTTGGTGTAAAAGGAAGTTTAAAATCTGTATATAACTAATTCCGTTACTTGGATCTTGGTATCGTAAAATAAACATCCCGGGTGATTTGTTTAACATATTAAGTAATTCGTTTGTCCATTTTTCTTCGTCTTCGACCTTATCGTATGGAAATATCTCAGCTTTTATGCGAAACGGTCTATCTTCAAGGCGACCCTCTCTGTCCGCTAAACACCAGAGACCCTTAAATAGCTCCCGGGCTTCAACTGGCATCCTCCCAAGATGCTCATTTTTAAACACTCCGGGCTTAATATTTCTTGCTCTCAACCATACTTCCTTTCACGTTATAGCGAGGCGAAGCGGGGGCTATCCTTGTTCAGCTATTACTTTTTGATGTGTAGAAATCATCCATCCATCCTGTTCCCCAGCTTTAATTCCTTCTATCAATTCAGTATAATCTTCAATCTTGAAAATATCTGGGTCGGTTGGGATATAAACACCCTCAAGTTTTCCCAATAGAAGTTCCTGCCTTTCCATTAAGGCCGTACAAAAGCTTTGAAAGTTTTTCATCACGCCCCCTGCCGTGGTTGGTTATACCCATTGCCTTGCCAAACTTATTATGCCTACATCCCCACAGCCGTTTTTTTTGACTCCAATAACCTTCTTTTTTCTTTTCAGGAATGAGTTTGCCTTCATCAGCCCTCATCTGCTGAACACCGAAGCATATATTATGTGCTGTCTGTTTTGCTATCTTGGCTATTTTGGCGATATCACGAACACTAAATTCTTTAACTGCCAAATCCCAAGCCAACTCAAATTTTTCATCAGAGATTATATTCATTGTGTTCGGTGAGAAGGCTGTGGTGGCTTACCACCATAATTGTCGTTCTCGTGGCGCTAGTAAGCATACGATCTTACTAAGCATAAGGCCACCACAACCCCCTTAACAAGCTCCTTCCTCACTATGAATCGAGATTAGTCGTAAGAAAGAGGCGGGTATCGCTCCTGTTATCTCCCTGCCGTGGTTGGTTATAGACCATATATAGAATCACACCCAACTCCAATTCCTAAGATTAGTTTCAAAAAAGTTGAGGATTTTGGTACTAATGTATCGCCATGTTTAACAACACCACACCAAAATTTATCATCTTCATAAATTAAGGCAGGGCAGGGTGGTTCTGTGGTTTCAAATAAATCTATACCCATTCTGCATATTTCTTCTCTACAACAACGCCCACATTGACAACATGGTTTCATCACCTGTTACCTACCTGTTGACGGTTTTTTGGGCTATCCTGTTTCGGTATCCCATTTTAAGCATTGACAATTTGTATAAAATAAGGCTAAAAGATTCCAAATGAACCAATTATAAATTCCAAATACTTACAAAGGTCTGTTATCGGTCCGTAACCGGATGTTCTACCAACGGCTTCAGGGTTTCCGTTTTTATTTTGATATATCGCTTTGTTGAATTAGTATGTTTGTGTCCCAATAATGCCGATATTTGTTCGAGCGGCACGTCTTGGTTAATTAACTGGCCCCCCTTGGAATGTCGGCATAGTTCGTGCAAGGACAGGCGTTCAAACCCAGCTTTCTCACAAGCTATATTGCAAGTACGCAGAAGGTTTTGTCTGTAATATCTCCGGCCATACCTGTTCGTGAACACAAATTTGCGAAGACTACGAAGTGGCCGCAACAAGGCTTCCATTTCATCGGTGAGCGGTAGGCACAGAACATTCCCGGTCTTGCGGCTTTCTCTGATCTTGTTGGCCGAAAGTGTGCGCTTTATCGTAACAACCCCCTGCCTCCAATCCACACAGTCCCACATCAAAGCCACGGCTTCTCCTACCCGGCAACCATAATACGTCATAAATTTGAATATCGGTTTATCTGGTTCAGGGATGTGTTCAAGTACCTGTTGCTGTTCCTCGTAGTTTAACCAGCGGGTCACAACCGGCACGGCCTTGATTTTGGGGAATCCAGGCGTTCTGTTTATTTCTTCGTCATTGTAGGCATCCCGAAACAGGATGTTCAGGACGGACAGTTTGTATCGGACGGTATTCGGGGACAGGTCTTTCGACAACCCCTCAACGTAATCCCTCAGGTGGGACTTTCGGATATCCCGGATGTCCAAATCGCCAAGAACTTCCAATGCTTCGTTGAGAATATGCCTATATACCTGATAGGAACTCTCCTCGATGTCCCTGCGATCAAGCCATCTATCAGCATAGTTTCTGAATCGCATCTCTGACAGCCTGACCCTGAACCATTTAAGCGGGTCAAACGTCTTCGGGTTGCGCCTGTAATCGGCGCTGATTTCAGAGCAAAGCTCCCGCGCCATAGGTTTTGCACAGATGGACAAACGATCGTCAAAGTACGTCCGTGTCCACCGCTTGCCCTTGTAATCAAGATAGACAACGTAACGCTCAGACCTCACATCCTTGCGCCTGTAATACTTGCATCGTGTCACCAATGCCACCTCCCCCTGGTTATTTGGAGGCGCTGTATCAGAATTGGGGGATAAGTTCAAGGTGATCCTTTTATTGAATTGGCAATAAATTTAATTGGTTCATTTCTTCAACCAAACAAATCGTGTCGTTGTGATCCCCGCTATGACAGACAAGACATATCGCTATTTTAATAAACCCTCGTTTTTGTGACATTCCAACACTATCATAGCCAAGTGAAATTACACGGCCTCCAGGAACAAGGGAACCCATTAGCCTGTTCTTGATTTTTGTGAGTTTCCCGATTTGGTGGTTTAGATATTTTTCCCGCCCCTTTCTAACACTATAGGGCGGATCAAGAATAACGCTCCCGAACTTGTCACCATTCCAGCTGTTGAGAAACATCATTGCATCCATATGAAAATTAGCTGGCATTTCAGGATTTGAATCAACTCGTACCTCCTTAATGGATAATTTTGTTTTTCCGGCAAAAAGATTAAGCACGGGTTCAATACAATATGATTCAACAAAACGCTTCAGTTCCAGCTGTTCAAATGTCCATTTTTTCGGGGGTTGATATAAATACTCAAAATTCATTTTGGGCTGTGTTAATCAAGGGGGTCATGGACTACGCAATTTTTATCCGTGGTTTGACTTTTATCGTGTTTTATGCTACAGGCTATTGGCGATGAGTTTTAAGCACACCATAACCTATATTTTTTCCAAGAAGGGATTTTGGGAAAAAGAACTAAAACCCAATAATGAGTATGAATGGGTTTCCTTTATTTTCGTTGTCTTGTTTGTTCTTTTCCTGCTAATAGCAGAAATATTAATAAATTATTAAGATGAGTTAGATAAAGTAGCCCCATTCAATCCATCCATTCCCTCGCTTGCTTACCACCCTTCCCTTTCTCCATAGTTTCTCAGTGTTTTTCTTTTGCATTCTGTGATAGTAAGATGGGTAAATGTTTGTAAATTACATTTGTGTAATCCAGAGGGCAAAAAAATATATGCCCCCTGACACTTTTGTAATCGTCAAACAAAAAAATTATGCTTTTTCGGCCTCAATTAAAGCCTCAAGCATAACTCGTTTCGGATCTTTCCCGGCGTTTTCCAAACGAACCATCAAATCAGTAAGGTCTGTCCTCTCAGCGTAACTCATTCTTTTCCAGAACTCGACTTCTTTGGCGGTTTCTGGCTTGCCATCATAAATGTCGGCCACTTTAATTACTCCACCCCAGATAAAAGGTTCAAGATAGGTTGCACTCAACTTAGTGCTTTCCGTAAGAAGCCCCGAAAGACGTGAAGCCGGTAGCCCCACATCTGATGCGATGGTTTTTTGGTCTTTCCCGGTTTTGCCCTGATAGATTTCAATCAGATGCTTAAATCGGGGTTGGAGTCTTTGAAGCATGACGGATTTCATAACATATTTCTTTTATCATAGTCAAGAATTACAATGCAAGTGCTGTTTGTGGGTGAAAAGGCGAGAAAACAGGGGAAAATGGCTGATTTTTAGATCGAATGTGTAATTAATCCTATGTGATTACAGTTCTGTAAATTACACTTCGTTTATTCAGGGTTGCATTAAGATTACAGTTATGTAATAGTCAGGCAACCATGAAACAGCTTGCCACTCAACTCGAATTAGAACCCCTTTGTTGTACTTGCCAAGATCAACCTATCCATATCAAAAAGCGTGGCCTGTGTTCCCGTTGTTATCAACGCTGGTGGGAGAGAACCCATCGAAGAACTAGAAAACGAACCCCAAAAGAAATTCTACGATCTAATCTTGTTGAAAATCATGGCAAGGAAATTCTTAAAGATTTCGATTTGCTTTTCAAGAAACAATTTTGGAATCTTACTGAACTTGCAAAAGCATATGGCTTTACCCGTGAAAGAGCTAGGCAACTTTTTAAAGGACTTTATGGTATTCCTTATGGTCAAATCCAAAAAGAAAAAACCGCATTGAAACAAGCCGAAATGAAAATTTGGGATTGTGTTTGTGATCCACGACTCAAAATAATAGACAAGAGGGATAGTCTAGTAAAAAGAGGAGCAAAAGCAGAGGTTCTAGTTTTAGAAAAATGTGAGGAGTTGGGCTATGAATGTGAATATGCACCCAAGGGTCATGTAGTAGATTTTAAAATAAACGGGAAACTAGTTGAAGTAAAAAGTAGAAACAGTGGAAGCCCCACAAGGCCAAAGGGAGCAACTTTTTATTGTACCACTTTAAGCCCAAGACAACAAAAAGAGGCTGATTTTGTTATTTTTTACGTCCAACCCCAAAACACCTTTTATGTTTTTCCAAATACAAATGGCAGGAAATCTTTTGTTGTTAGAGATTCAGGATATACCCACAAATATGAATGGCTTAATAAATACCGAAGAAATATGTATTGGGAACGAGTAAGAAAGTATGAGGAAGCTTGGCACTTACTCAAATAAGACCATACCCGTACAGTTGGGGTTTTTATGAGGAAAATTACAATTGTTCTTTTATTAATGTCTGTAATGTTTATCACATGTGGCGATACACAAGAACAGATGCCAGATGGGTATAAATTGCTTTGTTCTCCTGATGGGAAATACTGTTTGTGGCTACCACACGAAAACAGAAAAAGCGTTAATGTTTTTGGCTCGAAAAGGGGTGCTATAAGTTACGCAATTCATTGGGAAGAACTAAGAACTCGTCCAGCTATTGAATCAGACGGCTATGAATGGAGCGAGTGTTTTTAACTAGTCATGACTCTCTCAGATCTCATGCAACGCGGAATTGACGCATACAAGCCCCACCTACTTGAGGGTGTTCCCCTGATGGACTTCGTTCCAAGCCTCAAGATGGGCAGCACATACTCCTTTGGCGGCGCACCAGAGACCGCTAAGGGCATCTTGGAGAACTGGACCAAGCACTTCAGGGCCACAGGTACGCCCTATATCATAGCCCATGACGAGGGAGGGGTTGAGACGGTGAGTTTGTGGAAGGAAGAGATTGAACCCCCGATAGGACCGGGGACACGAAAACCATGAATGAAAAAGAACACAAGCAACGCCATGTCGAGTTGCACAAGGCTTTGGATGAGCTTTTAGCGGATTTTATAAGTCATACGACTTTTTTGCCAAGCAAAACAACTATTTTTGAATTAATGCGTTGGTCTCATCAACAAACTATCAAGCCAACAAAGGAACAACGAAGCTCTCACGGCAGGGCCATGAGCACGGAGAAGGCTCAGTTTTAGGGGTCGGCTGCTACGGGGCGGGAATAAGCTCTTTGAAAAAGCATGGGCGTGGTCGCGGAATTAGACGCAGGGTACGGAAGCACCCCCTCCGGGATGGCTTGGTGCATAGTTAGTAACCCCGGTGCAGGTGAAAATCCTGCCCACGCCCTTAACTGAGGGGTGCTGATTTTTCTTACAAACGCAAATAACCTCGGAGAAAATATTAAGCATCCCTTGACCCCGTGGGCCGGACAACGGCCTAATCCTCCTTATCTGGCTCACGGGCTACATAAAAGAGGTAAATATGAATTACAATCTGTTACCGAAGCACCTTAAAGCCAGTGTTTGGCGATACATCGAAGAAAGGCAACGACCAGAATGTGACGGGGGTTTCTTGCAGGCTGTCATTTGCAACAACCTAGTGGAGAGCTACCGCAGAATAGACAAAAAAGACAAAGAACGATTACTTGATATTATTGCGTTCTTCTACCATGAGGCTCCTGGCAACTGCTGGGGCAGCCCCGAAAAGATGGAGGCGTGGTTGGATGGAAAGAAGTAAAGCGACTCCGCTTATTACTATATGTTTGTTTGTGTTTGTCTTTTGCTCCAATTGTTATGCCGCAGATGAATGGACAAAGACAGACAAAGCTTTGCTGGGGGCCAGCCTTGGTTTGCGGACTATTGATTATTTGCAGACCAAAGAAATAGCAAGAAATCCAAATTACCATGAAACGAACCCTTGTCTTGGCAGACATCCAACACAAGGTCAAGTGGACACTTATTTTTTAGCCACTGCCATAGGGGAAATTGTAATCGCTCACTTTCTTCCTTCTAAGTGGAGAAGGGTTTGGTTAGGGGTGTGGATAGGGGTGTCTGGAGCCTGTGTCACGTACAATTATACCATAGGGATAAGGTTTTAATTAAAGTGAAGATAGAGGATGAAGAGGACACTAACCATAGCAATAATAGCCCTGATAGCCCTGTCGCCTAGCTCTGTTTCGGTGAGTGAGTGCTGGGTCGAGCCGGATAGCATTGTGGTCTGTGATGGGTCGGGGATGCATGTTGTGAAAATTCTGAGGAGTAAGATAATAAAGTGAAATATTTGAAGCCAACAGAAGCGGGTTATTATTGGTATCGCCCCGGTACTGAATGGGATGATGTGTGGGATATAGTTAAGGTTCAAGAATATGCTAAGAATGGGGAAAAGGAATCTTGTTTATGTTTTCAAATATTTGGGTGGAGGAATTTAAATAAAGTAAATGAAGCTGAGGGCATCTTTGGTGAAAAGGTTGCAGATATAAAAGAACCAGAGGAGCCATAAGGAACCAGTCCATGACAGACCACGAAGCATTCTTAGACGAGCTTGTTTTGCAAGAACTTTACAAGCTGGAATCCAAACCGCCTTGTGACCCGGATGAGTTGAGGGAGTACGGGAGAACAGAGAAAGGAAATCCAGACGATGCCTAGAGTTGTTTATAAGAACAAAGACGGCAAGCGATTACAAGGCGTTACCACCATTAAAAAGAATATAGGATGGGGCACCGCTCCTCTTATGTGGTGGGCCAACAAGCAGGGACTTGAAGGCAAAACCCTGCAAGAAGCCTATGATACTGTAACCGTTCCCGGTACAATAGGGCATTACCTTGTCGAGTGCTTTTTGAAAAAGAAAGAACCACAATTCAACCTCGAATGGTCTGACAAGGATATAGAGGGAGGTAAAAAGTCCTTTGCCAACTTTGAAAAATGGTCAGAACAGTTTGAGTTTGAGCCATTAGCAGTTGAACCCAACCTCATAAGTGAGGAATGGCAATTTGGGGGCACACCCGATGTAATCGGCTTAGTTTTGGGTGAGTTGTCGATATTGGACTGGAAATCGGGGAAGTTCGGTTATCCTGATAGTTGGATTCAGCCGGTAGCTTACAAAGTCTTGGCAGAGGAAAACGGATATAAGCCGATAAAGAGATTCGATGTTCTACAAATGCCTAGAGACGGGAAATATCTGAGCTTCATACATCATTATAGGGCAGATTTACCCGATGAGGCGTGGGGTTGCTTTGAGAGGGCGTTGTACTTGGCAAAGGCAGAGAAGGTCTTGAAACAATTATTATAGGAGAACAACCATGCCACAATTAACCGATCTTAGAATTACCAAGGTATATAAGGGCAAAACTCAATCTTTTACCAAGGAAGATAGATCGTGGGAGTCTACACCCTACAACTTTTATACTGACAAGAACGATGATAAGTACACTTATTGGCATTCAGGAAATAAATTAATACCTTGGGAAGGCATGAGAATTTCCTACATGGAATATAGTGTAGAGAGAGTAGCTGGCAAAGGAGATAATGAAGGAAGAACCTTTGTTAATAATATCATCAAGGACATGAAACTACCTGATGACGAACAACCTGAAATCCATGAGCCACATACTAGTAGTCCCAAGGGAACAAGCAAGTCATCTACTGTCAGCTCAAGAGATGAAAAGAGCCTTTTTGTCTGTATTTCATACGCAAAAGATGCTGGGATTGCCCTAACAAATATGAAACTACATTCTTCCCACTCTTTCAAGGACTTCTGCTTGGAGATCGTGGATGCTGGCATAGCCATGTGGGAGAAAGCACACGGGCTTGATGTGGGGGAGCATGAGATCAAGCCAGAAAGTGAGATATTTGTGGATGATAAAGACACGGTAGCACCCCTTACAGACGTACCCAAGGGCGATTTTGCAACCAAAGTACCTGTTGCAGAATGCCCCCTAGACGCCAATAAAGGTGATCCTGTAGCCACGATATACTGTAGTAGCCAATGTGGGGACGTTGCTACCTGTATGGGCTTCAGAACGGCTATGTCGAACGCTCCGAAAGATGAGATCCCAGAGCCTTCAGAGCAACTACTAAATGGTGCGCCAGTTCCGTTTTAGCCACAATGAAAATAAAACTAAACCCCCTTGACATCGCCAAGCTGATTGAGGACGATCCCTCGGTTTCCGTCATTGACCACATGGCTTCATGGTTTGGGGAGAGTATTCAGCAGCCGGTTACTATTGGAAGAACAGCTTGGATATGTCAGCCTAACAAAAGGGCATGGGGAGCATGGAGACTTCTTATAGTATCAGAATTATATGAGGTTCAAGAATTTAAGACCCTTGGTAGTATGAGACGCTGGATGAATCGGTATGTCAAGCACCGAGAGATTATGGGGAGGAAGTTTTGAGAAAGTACGTCTTTTGCCAGAAAAGATCCAGTAAACTCTGGATTCATCATTTAATCTGTGAGCAACGATGCAAGAAACAGGCTAAGTGTGAGGAGTATCAGGATTATATAAAGAAACAGAAAAAATATGAATAGGGGATATGCGGCAAATATGCAGGTAATCCCCTGGTTGGGAGGCTAAAATGAAAATTACGAGAGATAGTTATTTAAATGTATTTGTTGAATTTGATGGTGGTAGAATAAAATCTCAAACTGTTGAAGCTAATCTACTTTTTGAATTATTACATGAAATAAAGGATATCAATAGGTTTTTGCGTTTAAGCGCCTCCCCACCCACTGCTGCACCCGATGCGGTTTGCACATGTGAGGTTAAGCCAGAAGACGAACGATTCTTGAATATTGACCCAAGATGTCCTATCCATAGACCACCGCACGGGTGAGCTTGTCGTTAGATTGCTTGAGGTTTATTATGAAAAAAAGACGTGTTGATGGCAAGGATGGCTGGAAAAAGGATAGCTGTCATTGGTCAAAAACTGGCTGGTCATGGTGGTATTTTAAGAATGGCAAATGGGGCTGTACTTGTAGCCCATGCACACCACCGAAAACTAACCCACCACTGGAGCGGACAGGAAAAAGGAATAGCCCATCTGAGGCAGAATAATCCCGCCGCTCAGCTTGTTGTTAGGAGGAATGTAATGAGAATATTAATGGCTTTGTTTATTATAATCCTTTCTGGGAGTATAGGAGTGTATTTAGACATATACCGCCACACAGAAAATAAAGTGATTTTTTGGCTGATTGGTTATTTTGGGGGTTTGATCAGTACAGTCATAGCAATTCATTCCTCCTAACCCATTACTGCACTGGATAGTCTACAGGGTAGTCTACCAGTGAGCTTGTTGTTAGGAGGCTTTTATGATTGAAAAGGCAGCCGAATGGTTTCAAACATGTCTGCATGAATGGTCAACGGAGAACTTCCAAATAAAAACATCTACGCAGGAGCAGTATAGAGATCGTTTGAGTCATTTTTTAGCGGGGGTTCGTTGGGCTATAGGAAATGCGCCTCCTAACCCACAATGCAGCGGACGAGTTGCATTATTTGTGAAGACAAAAGATTTGCCAAAATGGAAACCTAAAACAATTATAGGCGACACTTAAATAACCCGCCGCTGATTTTATCGTTGAAGGGCTTGAACTATCTCAATAATTTTTTCAAGAGGTAATTTGGTGTTTATCCGTACATTCCTATTTGCATCAACCCACACGCCCTCATCCCGTATGCCACGACACTTCAGCACGTCACTTTTTGTTAGGGTTTCTTTCATTCAGACCACCTCATGCCCTGCCCCCACTAAAGTCTCTTCAACCTTCAAAGCCATATCAGCCGTCTGCTGGTCAGGCACAGAATCGGGACACTTGAAATTTAGCCCATATCCCCCACCTGGGAACAGCGTAGTCTCGCAGG